ATGAAGATCCTATGTTGGTTGAAGATGCTCTTAAATTAGCTGCAACAACGTGGGATATTCATGGTATACGTCAACTCACACATTATAGTTCATGTAAGAAATTATATGAGGATGCTACTGTTGTAAACAGAGCGCATGCTGATTATATCTATGAAAAGATAGAATCTTATGGCCTTAACATTGATGTTGATATTGAAGCCAAAGCAAAAGAACTAGCACTAATAAATTATGTGAATAAATTTGAAACAATTTTAGTTGAATCAATATAATTTTAAACAAACGAAGAAAATGGCATCATTAAAAGTAGAAGCATTAAAAGCTCGATACGAGGCTCAACGAAAAGAAGCGTTGGCAACTCTTGAGGTATATTACCAAAACTCTGTTGGGATCGGAGAACACCATCAAATCATCGATGAGATGGATGCTTTAGTACGTAAAGTTAGCGAAGCAAATGACCTAATTGCGACCCTGGAAACTTTGTTTATCGCCAAAACTGAAAACACAGATACTACTAAAGAACAAGAGTAAATGTCAGCTTCTAGTTGGTAAGGGACCCGAAAGGGTCCCTTTTTTTGTCTAGATATATAGAGTATTAATTAACCATTTTAAAAATTAAATTATGACAACACAAATTATTTTCTCAATTGCAATTGTTCTTGGTGTAGTATTGTTAGCATTTAACTACCTTAAGAAAAATGAAGAAGATTCTATTGCAAGCGATCATGCTGAGGTAAAAGCATTTGAAGCAAAGAAAGAAACTCCTAAAATGACTGCTAAACCAAAAGCTAAAAAGCAGCCTAAAAAAGAAGTTGCCGTTTCTTCTGCAGTAGAAGCAAAGCCTAAAAGAAAGTATAATAAGAAACCTAAGGCGTAATGAAGTTTAAAACTTTCGAACAATTTATTCTTGAAGCTGAAGACAGAAGCGCTGAACCTTCTGAGGATTTGTATAAATCTTGGAAGGAATTAATCAATATGACTCCAGCTCAGATTAAACAGTTTAGAGAGTCAAGACATGGCCAAGATGCAGGTTTAACTCAGAAACAGGCAAAGAACGCAGGCATCGACACTGGTAAAGAATCAGCCGAAATGCTTATTAAGATGATACCATCTGGCAAAACGTTTGAAGATGCTGAAAAAAATTGGACCCCAGCTATGTGGTTTTGGTGTGGTAAACAAGTTTCATTTAATAGTCGAATGATTGGAATGAAGCAGAATATGAAATCACCGTATTTCTTTAGAGATGGAGAAATGACTAGATGGTTAAAATCACTTCTTATTTGGGGACATATTCCTGACGGTTATACATTCCTTAAAGAACCAAAAGAAGGTGAAGATCTTTAATATATAAAAGTATAATAAAAAAATCTAAATAAGATGAGATATAAATCATTTGATCAGTTTATTTCAGAAATGGATAGATCTGAAGAAATCGAAAAAGAAGTTGTTAATTTAGGCACTCCTGAAGAACATGACGAAGATGAGGCTGAAAAAGTTCAAGCCAATGAATCTGAAGAAAAACCAGCAGAAGCTGAAAAGGCTGAAGTAGTTGAAAAAGCCGTTTCTGAAATTTTATCAGAATGTTATGAAATGGTAACTAAAGAAGCTAAAGCTTGGGAAAGCGATGCGCATGATGAACATACAATTGAAAGTTATATGTGCGAAAATGCAGCATTAGTTGCTGGATTAGCTGCTAAATCTCTTAAAGAATGTAAAGAAGAATTTGGATTAGAAGCTTATGAAGCTGCTCTAAATATGATTTCCGAAGCATTTGATAAGAAAATTCAAGAAGTTAAATTGGCCGAATCTGGACAATCACCAGAATCTTCTGACGAGCCTGAAGCCGGAGAATAATCTCGTTAAATAAGAAACTAAATCAAGGATCTGAATATAATTATTCAGATCCTTTTTTATTTAATATGCCAAGAATACCGATTAATAAGATCTATATGCAGATGGCGTACCAGATCGCCAAGTTAAGTTACGCCGAACGTAGAAAAGTCGGATGTATCATTGTCAAAGATGAGCAAATCATCAGTGTTGGTTACAATGGAACTCCACATGGTTTTGAAAATCAATGTGAGTATAAACAAACAACATATTGGGAGAATCCAGCCGGAGCTGAACTACTAGAAGATGCTGGATGGATATTATCTACTGATAATTCATGTACTTGTCATCGATATGTTACTAAAAAAGAGGTTCTACATGCTGAATCGAATGCGATAGCAAAATTGGCTAAAAGTACAATTAGTTCAATTGGAACGACGCTATATACAACTACCATGCCCTGTTTTGATTGTGCAAAATTGATTATTCAAGCTGGAGTTGCCGAAGTTTATTATTGTGAGGATTATAGAGATACTTCAGGTGTAGAATTACTTAATAAGGCTGGAATTCCTGTTTACCAGGAGATAGTATGGAATAACGAATAAATAATATAATATTATGGGATTTAACATTAGACATTATCCAGAAGATGTAAAGATATTAGAAAATAAACTTAAAGAAGAAGGATCTCATTATTTTTATAACATGTATATCAAGAGAGTTGAATGCTGGATGGGATCTGAAAAAGCAAAAGCATCTGAAAGATTTATAGAAAAATTCATGCAAAAATACAATGAATCAACTGATGTCGAGTTTTATAGTATCGAAGATTAAAAACCTTTTTAAGAAAGAAATTATGGAAAATAATACTGAAACAGCACAAGAAGTCAAAAGATTTCAATGGAAGAAAGGTGATCACTTTGGTAAAGTTGTCGAAGTAGAATCAGAAGATTCTGAATTTTATATTTTTACCGATGGAACACAAATATTTAAAAGTGTAGCAACTGAATTTTTAGAAAAAGTAGATGATATTAATAATTTACCATTTCCGTCAACTACAGTAATTTCACCTTCTAATAAAAATGAAGCCAAATCCGTTAAGGAAGAAGCTCCAAAAATTATACAATCGAAAGTATCTGCTCCTGTTGAAAAATCACCTCTGGAAAATTTAATCATAAAGTTATCTTCTAAGAATGTTGAAACTTTAAAATTAAATCTAGGAGTTAATCTTCCAAAGCGCGAAGTATTTGACATGCTGCTAGAAAATAGTGATGAGTCTAGAGATGAAATGATTAAAACAATTTCTCAGGTAGTCACTTCACAAATTCAAATAGATAAACTACAATCGTATATTTACGATGAAGTCACCCTTTTTTTAAACAACTATTACAATGAATCAAATTCCTAACAGAAGAGCTCGCAGAGCGCAACTAAAAGCGTACGGTGTTTTACGCGAAAAAGAAAAGCTAAGTTTCTTTTCACCACAAAGACAAGAGTGGTATAAAAAAGCCAAAGAAGAAGGTAAAAGAATCCATGAAATGAACGAAAAAGCAAACATGGACGCTATTGAAAACCAACTTCAAACTATCTTAGATAAGATGAAAGAAACTTGGGTAGGGCTAGGTTATAATGAAGAAGAAATTTCTTTATTAGAAGAGTCTTGGTCCTTAACGGCAGTTAAGAGTAAAGAAACTTATCGCGAAGATAAGAAACGTTCAAGAGAATTAAGTAAACAAGCTAATCAATTAAGATCAGCTAGAAAATAATAATTGACTATGCAATCTATTACAGTTCAGTTGGCAGACAATGGCGTAATAAAATACGTTGAGGATGATAATGCAAACTCAGCTGGAGAAGGTTACAGTTCAACTATTGTTTATGATTTTGAATCTAATGATGCTTCCGAAAATAAAATCAAATTTCTTCTAGATATTTCAGAAGATTGTGGTTTAGAATTCGGAAGCACTAATGATTCTGATCAAATAAAAATAATCAAAGATTGGGGAGAACATTATCAGCCAAATAAGGCTGAAATTGAAGCTAGAATTTCTGAACTTAATACTCAGATTAATAAACTTCAATCTCTTCTTGTATAAAAATGGGTTTAATTATTGATTGTATCTGGTCTGAACATAGGAGAGATTATGTTCGTTATTTGAAAATGAGTGAGTCTAATTATAGCACTATAATTGACTATCATACAATTTCAAATAAATTAGCAAAATCGTGTCCGTATGGAGAGGAACCAAAACAATCTGTAATTGGACTTCATATTTTCAAAATCTTAGAATCTGTACTCATTTTTCACACTGATCAGAAAATCCTTTACTTATTTAAAAATTTAGAACCAGTAACCATCTCTAATCTTAAAGAGACGGTTACTGATTTCTATTATCGAGATTTTGAATTTAATCTTAATCTTATTTCAGATAAAAAAATAGAGAATGAAAACATATTATCATTCTTTGATAATGTTACATATCTAGAACATGATAAAGCATAAGCTATATACAAAAGGCGAGAAAATTTATGCTCTTTTATCTAACAAAAGATTCCCAAACATTTTATTTCCTGTAAGAGCTATTATATATGATGTCAAATTTGATGACACCATGCCTAGATATATGCTTAAAATTGATAAGTTATATGACGATATTGATTTTCTCAAAAGATATTTCTTTGGCCTAACTTTTGATGGTAACTTTGAAGGTAAACAAACTAAAATTAATCTAAGCCGAAAAGAATATTCTACAATTTCTGAATTAGAACGTGTATTTTCTGAAAAATGGGAAAGTTACATGTTTGTTGTTGATTCTATTTTCTGTGTTAAAACACAGTATGAATTAAACGAATTATTTAAAAATCTACAAGATTTCTTTATTGAAAAACATTTGAAAGAATTATATGAACTTTCAAATCGATCTTTTTATTCTAAAGGACAATATTATTATCATACAAGAGATGAATTTATAATAGCACTTAAAAAGTTTTTAGATGTTAGAAAACCTGATCGCAAGGACTATTTTGATAAACTCTTATACCGGCCAGATTCAGTTGAATTAGATAAAATAGATAAAGGATGATACTTAACCCTAAGATTTCTATAGTTATGCAGGCATATTTAGGGGACTATCCTGGGTCAAGAAAGAATCCAATTGATAAATTCATAAGAGCAGTAGATAGTTTCCTGAATCAAACCTATTCTAACTCAGAATTAGTAATAGTTAGTGATGATTGTGACATAGCGCATAGTTTATATTTAGAAAAATATAAACATGAAGACCGTATTAAATATGCATATGTGTCTAAAACAGGAACTCCTAATATGTATGATCTGGTTGGTGATCAGAAATACTATCGAGGAATTCCGCGTCAAGTTGGTGTTACTATCACAACTGGAGATTTAATCACATACATGGACTCAGATGACCTTATACTACCAAATTATTTAGATCTATTAGTTAACATATATAATCAAAACAGCGAATTAGATTTCTATTCAAATACAACATGGTTTGATAGTGCGGATCATAGATGGCCAGAAGGATCTGCAACTTATTCAACTGAAAATTTAGAATCCTACAAATTTAAACAGGTTGGTGGAGAATGGGTTATAAATCATGTTAAACCCGGTATGATTGTTATGGCTCCATGGCTTTTTATTCATAAAAGGAAATCTGACATTGAATGGAAAGATACAATAGGAACTAGTGAAGATGTTGACTTTAATATAAGGTTTAGAAAATCGTACAAAAACGGCGCCCAAATCAACGCGCCAGGATATATTAGATGCCATTATTCTAATTTATGGGATTATTAATTTCTGGGCTCATTTAAAGTACTATGAATATATAAGATAGGTAAATATTGCCTAAAAATATTCGTTAACAAGAATGCCTGGTATTATAGACGGTTTTATTAGTGGAGCAGACAAAGCATATAATGCTGCTTGGAATTTAGGAAAAGATCCAAAAAAGGCTTCGAAGCCTTCTGGCCCCGCTCCAAAGAAGAAATATAAGAAAATTGACACTAAAGATGCTACTAAAACTATTGCATCATCCGATGAATTGCCTGAAACAGTGTTACAGTCAAACAACATCACTAGTCCTACTGAACCAATAAAGAATTTTGGTAAAAATAATTCATTTAGTGGTGTAAAAAATAATGTTGCACCTGGGCCAGGTGAGGGTAAATTATATAATCAAGTAGATGATTCGTATTTCTACACTCTAGATAAAGCAGAGCAGGCACCCGCTGGATCAACTACTAATGGAAAAAAGGTTAATGATGGCAAAGCCCCATATTCATCTTTTAACAGATATTCTCTATTTAAATATAGAGGAACGCCATTAAGTCCGGTTGATAATGCTGCACAAGATAAAACCGCAGATCCTGTTTATAATAAAATTGATGCTGCTACAATTATTGAACCAACAATTAGAAATATTATCAATATAACCGATGACAAAGGATCTTTAGGATATCGTTATAATTATTCTGATTTTGCAATGTGTAAATATCTTGGTAAAATACCAAATACGTACATGGTTACATTAAGAAGATTTGCATATCCAGTTGAAGACGATATTATCACGCCTTTTTCAGTTGGTCAAGATGGTAGTAAAATCCCAAGAAAAAGCCCAGATGTTGCAAGAGCAATTACATGGATGTCAGAAGAAACTGGAAATAGTTTAGCTGAAATTCTAGCACTTAGTTACAAATATGATTGGAAAGATGTTGAAGCGGATGTTCAAACAATTACCTCAACTAATAATGAAAATTCAGGAGGTAAATTGGGTAAAGCGCTGATGGGTAATAAAGTTGGTAAGGCTTTTATGGGAGCTGGCCAAGGATTAAACGGAGTACAAGTTGCTCAAATGGAAGCTCATGGAGCTGGATTCGATCCGTTAAAAGGAACTTATCCAAACCACGTATTTGGACCGTATAATAAAATTGCATCAATGGTTGTACGTGGAGATAAAGGTCTTCTTTTTGATAAAGAATTTACACTTAAGTTTCAATATCAAATGAAGTCTTTATATGGTGCAAACCCAAAGGTTCTTTTTATGGACCAATTATCTAACGTTCTTGCACTAACATATTCAACCGCTCCTTTCTGGGGTGGAGCTGTTCGTTATTTAGGAAGTGGATCTATTGGTAAACCATTCGGTGATATTAATAAATTAAGAAACGGCGATTATAAAGGATTCTTAACTTCAGTACTTGGACAATTACAGAGTATGGCAACTAATATCGTTGATGATATTAAGAAGAATGGTCTAGGTGGTTCTAAGGTAATGAGTAACTTACTTGGTGGTATGTTGATGGATTTATTTAATTCTCCACAAGGTGGTGAGGTTGCAAACGCCTTATTAACCGGTGATTCTACTGGACAATGGCATGTTACTGTTGGTAATCCATTAAATCCTATGATTGTTATGGGTAACTTAGTTTGCACAAATACCAAAATTAATTTTCATGGTGGTAATGGAGTTCAAGATTTTCCGGAAATAATGGAAGTTGAAATCACTTTAAAACCAGGAAGACCAAGAGATAAAGCAGATATTGAAAGAATGTTTAACGCTGGAAGAGGAAGGTTCTATCTACAACCAGATGATGGTGCTGATATTAACAATCTACATGAAGTATCTGCTTATGGTAATAAAGATAAACCAGGTGGTGGAACAAATACTAATAATCTTAAACCATCATCAGTAGATAAAGTATTTAGAAAATTTGCTAACGAATAATGGAACTTAAAACTTTTCAAAACAAAAAGGTATCAGCGGATGACAAAATCATCATGACTGAACCATATCTTCTATTTAAAAATGGTACTATTGACAATGATGTGTTCGTTGTTACTGATTATCATGCAGGTAGAATCGATCTAATTTCGCTGAACGTTTATGGTACAGCAGAGCTTTCTGATCAAATTTTAAAATACAATGGTATTTCAAATCCATTTTCAGTCGGTGAAGGTGATGTTCTTATAATCCCGCCGGCAGATATTTTATTGATTGGTTGGAAAAAGCCTGGAATCGATGTTAAAGAAGCAAATCTCGTTCGAGATAAATTTATAGAAACAAAAAGATTACCAGTTCAAGATCAGAAGAGATTAGAATATCTAAAAAGAAAAGCTTCTGAGAAATCAAATGGAGCAAAAGAAATATTACCTCCAAATGTTTTAAAACCAGGACAGAGTAATGTTGTTATCCAAAATGGACAGACTGAAGTTGGTACTGCGCTGAGCACTAGCCAAATAAGAACTACTGCTAAATTATCAAGTGGCAAAGCATCTCCTACTGAATTAAAAGCAATGAACAATATTAATAAAAAACTAGATAGTAATACTTAATGGCTAGCGATTTAGATAGACATATACTCGTTATAACTGAACCGACTATCAAGTTGGAAAAAATGGTTTATGATTCTGGTAAAGAAGAAGAACCGGAGGGTAAGAAGATTTCAAGAGAGAATGGTTCATTAACTCCAGCTGTTAGGATCAATGGAATTGATATTGAACATATGGAATTAAATTCATTAACTATTAAGTTAAATGGATTTTTACCTGAAATTTCTCTATCATTTATGGACAGCCAAAACATGTTTAGAGGAGATTCAATACCTAGAGATGGTGATGTTGTTAGTGTTAGATTAGCTTCAAGACAGGATAAGATCTTTAAAGATATTAGAATGGACTTTGATATTATTAGATGTAATGCTGACTCATCTGGCGATAATGGCCAACCGGCACAATCTCAGCCCGGCGGGTTGTATACAATTACTGGAAGATTAAAGGTTCCTAAAATATTTGCAGAAGAATCAAAGGGATACGGAAGAAAAACGTCATTAGATCATTTAGAACAAGTTGCAACTGAATTACAATTAGGATTTGCAACCAATATTGATTCAACTGATGATGAAATGTCTAGATTCTGCGCATATATGCCTAAAATAAGATTTATTAATGATATTATAAAGCATGGATATGTTAGTGATGATAGTTTTGTTACTGGTAAAATTGATGCATATTATTATTTAAATTATGTTGATTTAAACAAAGTTTTAGATTCAAAAAATGATTTGGAAATGAGTTATTTCCATAAATTACAAGAAGATTTAAATAAGAATCCAGAAGATAAAAACGATGGCAATGAAATCAAGGCTCCATTAATGATTACTAATCATCCTCAATGGATGTCTAGTTCTCAATTCTTTGAGAACTTTAGAATTATTAATGATTCAGGAGCAAAAACTGCAAAGTATGGGTATAAAATGAAACTTCAGTATTTTGAAAATGACAGTGATGAAGGTTTAGTTGAGTTTGACTTAGAACCTAGAGCTGGGAAAAATATGAGAGACATCGAAGAACCATTAAAGGGTAGAAGAAAAGACGAAACTAGATATAAAGAGGAAGTAAAGCAGAAGTTTGTTGGAAGAATGGATGTTGATAAAACCCATGGAAACATGAATATTAACCATTATTTTGCAGCAATTCAAAATAAAATTAACTATGCTGAAGCTTCTAAAATGAAATTAGAAGTTATTCTAGATAATGTAAATCCTAGCATCTATCTTTTTATGAAATTACCAGTGTTTGTTGTAACTTATAACACTGACGAGGTTGCTAGACAAAGATCATTAAAGAATAAGCTAAAGGAAAAAGGATTTAAACCTGTCGGTGAAGAATTCGGTGAAGATGAAAAATCAGAAGGTGGTGATAAAATAGCAATGGATGAATTTCATACCGGTTACTATGTTGTTGAAAACATCGAGTATTTGTATGATTCTGATGATGGGTTAGGTATTAGACAAAAATTAACTCTTCTTAGAAGAGAATGGCCTTCTAAATTAAATGAAATTGATGAAGAGTCTATGGCAAACCAGACTCCTCCATCTCCGGCCCCAGCACCTAGTCCAGCTCCGGCCCCAGCACCTAGTCCAGCTCCGGCCCCAGCTCCAGCACCTAGTCCAGCTCCGGCACCTAGTGTTGAGTTAAATATTCAAATAGACGTTCCGGTACAGACAACGACACAGGATGTTACAAGCGCTTTTGCATCTAATAATACGTATCCTAAATTTCAAGGCACATGGACCGCTAATAAAACGATTGAATCGGTTGAAGATTTTGGTGGGGAAATTGATGGAACTTTATTATCATCAGGCGATGGTATAATTGTAAGGAAGAATGGTACATGGGATGTTGATTTTACAAATGTAGGATCAATTGATCCTGGAACATATACTCTTGAAGTTTGGATAAAAGCAGAAGGTAAAACTTTTACCAAAACTGGACAAGTTACAGTAGTTGATAAGGTTTAATAAAAACAATATATAATTCATGTCGCATTTCTTAAATTTAGAATCATTTAGAAAAGGTGGAGTCCTTAAAAAAGGAGACATCAATAATGTTGGATTTGATAGTTATCAAGATCCAACGTACTTGTCTTTTACTCTGCTTTTTGACATGCAACTTGATTCACCCTTATTTAATGGTGAAGCTGAAAGATTTATTCAAAAACATCTAGTTGATGGCGATTCTAAAAAGTATCAACATAAATTAGATTCTTTAAAGGCATTTAAAAATGCTCTATATAAAATCAATAGCGAAATGCCTTGGCATTGGCAAAGTTTAGGTGGTGTTGATAGATTAGTACAGTTTAATCCTGAAAATCCATATTTTGGTGGAAGTGAAGCTAAATTAACTATTGGTTGTTTAGAAACAATTAATATGAATATTGCAGGTTTAATGCAGTTATATAGAAAGGCTATTTGGGACGAGAAGAATTGGAGATATATTCTACCTCCAAATCTTAGAAAGTTTACAATGTATATCTATGTTGCTGATGTTAGATCGATTTATGATAATTCTCCAAATGAAGTAATTGCAGGTGAAGGATCTAGACCTTTCTTTATGTTTGAACTTAGATATTGTGAATTTGATATGACAAGCGGTAATAAACCTCTTGCTGATTTAAGTGCTTCGGCCCCAGAAATGGCAGCAAATGAGATTATTATAAATTATGATCGCGTTTACAGAGTAGATGCAAGAGCATTAAATGGATTAGTTATTGCTGGCATGAATAATGAGACTGGAATTAATTTAGTTTCTGAAAAACCTGATACTATAGCTCCTGTAACTGACATGGAAAATACAAAAGCTCAAGTAGATCCATCAACATTAGATCCAAATGCTGGATTAGACGAAGAAACTGCTGGTAAAATTGCAAAACTAGAAGCTGCTAACTCTGGAGCAACCGATCCAGGACAAACTAAAAAGCTTTCATTTAAGCAGCAAGTTGGTGGTAAGATGAAAAATCTTAAGAATAAAGCAGTAAAGCAGCTTAAAGATTATGGTGATAGGTCTAAAGATGATTTAGCAAGAATGGCTAGAATGAAAGCAGAAGAAGCACAGATTGAAGCAACAAGATTAATTATGCGCAGATTACCTACTCTAGAAAATGTTTATGGCAAAATCATGAGAGGTATTGATGCTGCAACTGACGTAAAAGGCATAAGTGCTGGTGTTGAAAGTGTGGTTGGAAAAAATGTACACTTTTTAGATGGAACTCCAATAGTTGATGTTCTTGATAAGGCAAATAGAGATGCTTTAATTAGTATTGGTAATGTATATAACGATTTTAAAGGAAGATAATGACAACAGTCGACGAAATAGGAGGAAGCGATAATATCAGAGACACCCATTGGCTTGGAAAAGTCTTAGATAATAAAGATCCATTAAAAAATGGTAGATGTAAAGTTATGGTGTTTGGAAAGTTCGACACTGTACCTCCCGAAGATATTCCATGGGCTGCTAATGGAAATAGAAATAATGTAGGAGCACATAGTGTTCCTAACGTTGACGATATCGTATCAGTTCGATTTGATAATGGTAACATGTACCACCCTGAGTATTTTTTCCAAGTTAATCAACGCAAAGCTTTAAAATCCGAGGTCTTAGACGCGCTATCAGAAGACGAAGCTCAACAGACAATTTCATTAGTGTATGATGAAATCCGTAACATCAGGATTTATCATTCTCCAAAAGATGGTATAATTATCACACGAGGAAAGGGTGCTAAGGAGAGACCCCTAATTCAAATCGATGAAAAGAATATTATTAAAATTAGTACTGATGCCAAAATCTTTTTAGATTCTGGTAATATATTTTTATCTAATACCGGTGAAGCTTCTGAAGATGAAGCAGAACCAGCAGTTCGTGGTGTTTCTCTTGAAAAATGGTTAAATCAATTATTAGATGATTATCAAAAGCACATTCACCCAACTCCGACCGGTCCATCTGGTCCTCCATCTCCTCCGACTCCAGCAACAATATCTAGTCTGAAGGGTAAGCATAAAACGTATCAGCAAAAGGGTAAATAATAAATAAGGATAAATATCTTATAAAAATATAGAATCATGCCTGCACAGTGGCCAATATTTATAAATAACGTATCATCAAAACTCGCAAGTCGGTCTTCTAAAGGACCCGATGACTTCGGTACGTTTATGGCCAACGAATATTTCAATGCAGTCAAAACAGCACAAACTCCATTTGGTAATCTACATAAATCTGGGCAAAAATCAATTTTAGAAGCAGGTTTTAAAAAGGCGTTTAATGATTTATTTAAATCTACATCACCAACGCTTGAAGATAAAATTACAGATCCTAATTATAGTGATTTATTAGAAGGTTTACCGGTTCCTAAAAAGTATAATGCTGAAGCTGAATTTAAAAAATGGCTTTTATCAAAGGGTGATGCTATTCCAAACAATAGATTCTATGAATTTTTTCCACCTCCACCAGAACCAGAAAAACCAGAATTAACAAGCGCTAGTTTATTTGGAACTCCAGACGAGCAGAATCAAACCATATTAATTTTTACTGGTCAAAATGGAATTGCTCCATATAGATTTACATATACTATAAACAATGGAGAACCTTTAGAGATTATTTCAGATGAATTTGGAATAGCTAATCTGTATGTTCCATTTGATATTCCAGGAAAATTCAAATATACTCTTATTGGTGTTGATGATGCTGGATTTCCAGATGTTAAACATAGTTTAAATCAAAGTGTTGATGTTGTTGTTCCAAATGATAACACCAAACCTGCTGAAGTTATAAACGGTACCCAAAAAACTAAATTAAATTTAACAGAAGATCAAAAATTTGAATTGCTTGTAAAAAGAGTATTATATCAAAATACAGAAGATATAAAATTCGTCAGGTTCCTTACTAGATTATCATTAGGATATGAATCTTCTTATGGCAAAAAGGTAGCAGAAAAATGTTTAGCTTTACTAAAAGCAGTTGATATTACTACTGTAACTGGAGAAGTTACATTAAAGTATAAAAATTTATATGATAAAAGGCTTAGAACTCCAAAACCTGGATATGGACCTAATACTGTAAATCCTCAATACCAAATCATAATTGATGGAATAACTTATAGTGACGGAATTAAGTTAGATGCTTATTTAAAGGCAGTTAACGATAAAATAAAGAAAGAATCTAATGAAGCTTATATTAAGCGTAACACTGGTCTTAAAACCGGTTTAGTAAATCCGTTAAACAAGAAGATTATTCAATTAGAACATAAAGATGATATTGAAGTTTGGCCTACTTGGATGACTGATTATTTTATTTGTAAATTCTGCTATGTTGCAAACATTGATGATATTAGTCTTGAAAAACATTCTAATGCAAATAATTCTAATGAAAATGAAAGAATCGATGCAAAGAGAAAGTTATATGATGAGGATAGAAAAAAATATCATGCATTAAAGAAACAATGGATTGATGAGTTGGCAATAACTGAAAAGAAAGATGCAGATCCAGAATCTGAAAAAGATCCTTATGAAACTATGGCTAAAGCTATTATTGCATATTGGATGAGTACTACCGCAGCTCCATTTAATTCAGCGCCACCCGTCCCCCCTTGTAATATTCCAACTCCCGGTACATTTATTCCATTGTATTATGGAAGTCAAAAATCATTATCAGCAAATCTTAGAAGAGCTTGGAATACTGGAAAGTTAGCTCAACTTGAACCATTAACACAACCAATAACTAAGGCTGTTGCATCTGCTGTTGCAGTTGCATGTGCTAAACATATAATGGAACTTAAATTTATTTATGTTGGACAAATAGCGGCAGCGCCTTCACCGATTCCGATGATTGGCTTTGTCCCAACAGCTTTTTAAAAATCTAATATATAACGTATAATTCACTTTTAATTTTAAAAACAATGCTAGAAGAATTAGTAAAACAAAAAACAACAAAAACCTTACAAGTAGCCGGAGATCCTGATTTTGATTGGGACGCGCATGCCGAAGATTGTCCATCGAGACTAAGAAAAGGCAACCCACATGTAAAAGTTGCAAAGGGAGTTAAGGTTTTCTCTCAATCTAAAAACGCACAACAACTTTATGATTTATATGCTGGGTCATTTACAACAATGGTTCCAGACATTAATGTCGGCGACAAATTGACCGGTAAAATCTGGGCAAATGATGGTAAATGGGCAACAATTGATGTCGGATATAGAGAATTTATCTATATTGACATTGAAAAAGAGGCTCCATCATTTAGAGAAATGATCGTTAAAGATCGTGAATTAAGTGTAAAAGTTATCGCAACACACCGTGAAAGAGGATTTGTAGTTGGTTCAGTAACAGAAGGAACTAAACAAGCTATCTTTAATGAGTTATTAGAAGCTGCTAAAGAAGAAAATACAGCATACCCGGGCCGAGTTAATCAAATGATCCCAGGTGGCGGTTACATGGTATTAGTTCAAGGTATTGAATGTTTCATGCCAGGTTCTTTAGCTGGTATTAATAAATTAGCAAATTTTGAATCTATTATTGGAACTGATTTATATGTTGTTCCTGTATCGTATTCACATGAAAAAGGAACTGTTGTAGTATCTCATAGAAAATACCTACAAGCATTAATTCCGAATGCGATCGAAGATCTTAGAAATAATATCGAAGTTGAACAAGAAGGTCATGTTACAGGATCTACCAAATATGGTGTATTCGTTGAATTTGCCGGATGTTTAACTGGTATGATACACATTAATGATTTATCAGGAGAAACCGCTGAAATGTATGCAAAACATACATTAGAGCCGGGTACACCAATCAAGTTTTTAGTTAAAGATATTATATCAAATACTAAAATCACGCTAACACAAAAATTAGATTCCAAAGTTAATCCATGGAATGGCGCATCAAAAAGATACAATGTTCCGTCTGAAGTTCAAGGAACCGTTAGATCAATTAAAGATTATGGTTTATTTATTGAAATCGAGGATGGTATCACTGGACTGTTGCACACTAGTGAATTAAATGGAGTAGATACTACTACTATTAAGAAAGGGGATCCAATTACAGTGATTATTAGTAGAATCGAAGAAGAAACTAGAAAGGTTTTCTTAAAGTTAGTTTAATTCTGAACTGGATATATATAGTGAACATAACTATATAAAACCGGTAAATGATTAACTTAAAAGATTCTGAGATCCTTCAAAATGGTCTAGTAGGAGTTGAATTCGAATTCTATGCAAACGTTAGCCTTGAAGAAACAGCAAAGCAATTAGCTGAAGTTTTAGGTAAAAAGATTCGAATTGAGAAAAAGCACCACAGTGAATTTTCTCCAACTAAAAACGAATTTAAAATAGAACCCGATATGAGTGGTGGCGCCGGACTAATGGAATTAGTCACCGGCGCTTTACCATATTCTGAGGGTAGAATGGTAATTATTAAAGTATGCGATTGGATCGCTAAAAATGGTTATACTACAAATAGATCTTCGATCCATTTAAATTTAAGTTTTGACCCTAAATTAATTGGAAACAAATACTTAATTTCTAGAATGAGTCCTCTTAAATTTATTCTAGATTTTAACGAAGAGCAGGTTTGGAAAGCCTTTCCAGAAAGAAAAGATTCTGCTTATGCAAAATCAATTAAGTTTATTTTACCAAAAAATGAAACTTACATATACGATGGAAATCATATTAACCAAACTAACTTCATTTTCCCTCAATCTAAATACTATGGAGTAAACTTTGAAAAATTAAGAAAGAATTACCTAGAGTTTAGATATTTAGGAGGCGAAAACTGGCACAAAAAACAGTCTAAAATTTTAAATCTTTTAGATTCTTTCTTGTTACAACTTTGGAAAACAGCGTCAAGCGATGGATTTAGTCCTAATAATAAATTAGAGCTTAAAAAGATTTTAAATCTAAATAAGAGAATTATTGATGCTAGAGTTGATTGGAAGAATATTAACAAAGGCTGGAAGGATGTGCATTTAATGGTTGATTTAAATAAAGATCCTAAGATTATTGATATTTACTGGCCTCAAATCAAAGACAGAGTGATTGACTTATTCACTAATGGTCAATTAACAAAGGGTAATATTAACTATGATTCTGATTCTGGAAGAGTCCAGGTTGAAGGAGGTGAATTACCATATTGTTTCGGTTTAATGAATTATGAATTTATTAAGTGCGATATTATGGGAGAATTAACGCAGTGCGATATTTTTAAATGCGATGTTAAATCTTCGGATTTAAAAATGTGTAATTTCTATCAAGGATCTCAAATTACAGGATCTAAAATCGGATCTTCTTATGTTAATGGAAGCTGCGTTACAAATAACTGTTATGTGTATGGCATTGATGGTGTTTTCTCTGGAAAAATGTTTAACGGTATTTTTAGAGAAGGTAAATACACTAAGGATGCTGTTTTTAAAGATACTGAAATAGTAAATTCAACAAAAATATAATTAAGGTATGAGCGATATTTATGAAGGTACCGAAGGTAATTTAACAACCCCACCATCATGGGCTAATACTTGTTATAATGACTTTGTAAACCAACTTGCTGATGATATTACTGGATCTTGTATGATTCCAATGAATCTTCCAAAAAAGGAAGTTCAGAATATTATACAAAGAGCTAAAAAATGGTTTCATAAAAACTATGAGTATTCAATGAAAGAAAGCTTTATTGGTATTCCAAAAGAAATGTTTGAAACTGAATATTTTAAAAGAACAAGATCTTTTACTTTACCTAAAGAGGATTTAACCTCAGGTGGAGGAGAGGTTTATTCGGTATTTGGTGTTTGGCCGGTAGGTTCAAGATATGGAGCAGGAACTTCAGTAACTTTTACAACTGGAGACTTTGCAATTGAAAGAATGTTATACGGAGGTTTATATGGAGGTACAGGAACTGTGGCAGGTGCCGAAAATCTACAATATTATGTTATCAATGAAATGTATTTTGATATGGTTAGACAAATTGTAGATAATCCAATTAGTTTCCACTATAATCAATTAACACATGAGATTCGTTTCACAGGAGAGGTTCCTAAGAAAGATGTTGTATTGGAAATTTATGAAACAATTCCACAATGCGCTCTTTTTGAAGATGAAGCATTCTTTAGATATTGTGCTGCAAAAATTAAAATTGCATTAGGAAATAAAATGAGTATTTTTGGGTTTAATCTCCCTGGTAATATTTCAATTAATGCTGATACTATTCAGTCTCTTGGAGAAAGTGAATTAGAAGCAGTTATAGAAGAAATCAAATCGGACGAAGGAACTGATTGGATGATGCATTCATAAAAATATTGATAGATACTAAATGGAATTGTATATTAAGACAAATGGCGATCCAAACTATGATCCAAACAAAGTTCAATCAGATACTAGAATTGCAACTTTGTTGGCCCATCTTGATGTGATATTATTTACGAGAAGAGGAGAGATAATGGGTGAGCCTGGTCTTGGTTGTAATTTAGAAGATTTAGTATATTCATTTAGCTACAATGACACTCAAATTAAGAATGAGATCGAAGAACAATTATTTAGATATGTTCCTCTTGCTCAAGAAATGAATGTTACTGTTGATGTTGAATTTGATACTTCTTCTCCGGACAGAGATGCTATTTTTATTAATATCAATATTGATGGCGGCCAAGAAACGGTACAGGTTGTAATATAAATATATTAAGATGGCAATGACATTTTTACAAAAAACTAGAATTCAGGCAAATCAACTCTTAGCAGACACTAAGATTTATATGTCTCGTTTATATGGAAGAATAAATGAGGTATTTACACCTGCTTCTCCGTTTTTTCAAATTATTAAAGTAATAACTGAAATATCAGAACTTATTTTCTTCTACATTGAAGATGCGACAGTTGAGCAAAACATTTTAACAGCTCAACAACCGGAATCAGTTTATGGCCTTGCAAGAATTGCAGGGCATGATGCTTTTAGAGGAACAGCTGCAATTGGTGAAATTAGAGTTAGACTTAATACTTCTTCGACTAGTGAAATTGCCGGTGACGGTATTAATATTCCATCAAACGCAATTATTAAATCTAATTCAAATGGATTAGAATATCTTTTAAGAACCAATACAGATCAATTTAGATTAGAAAAATCTAACTATGCATACATTACAATTCCAGTAATTCAAGGTTCTCACGAATCACAAACCTTAACTGGAACTGGAGAACCTTTACAGTCTTTTAACATTGCTGTTAAAGGATATACTGATCATTTTAACACTAGAGTTTCGGTAAATGGAGAACTTTGGACTAAATATGATAGCATTTACGATATGTTACCAACAACCAAGGGTTATTTAATTAAAACTGGAATTAGTGGTGGATTAGATATTTACTTTGGAAATGATAGTTTTGGTATGATTCCAGAACAAGGAAGCTCAATAATGGTTGAGTATATTATTCATGCTGGTGCAGCTGGTAATTTAAATGATGCTAAAGATATTACGTTTAAATTTATTACCGAAGGTGCTGATTCTATGGGTACAACTTATGATTTAAATAAGATATTAGAATTAGAATGCTTGCAGGCTCCTAAAATGGCTTCAGATCCTGAAGATTTAAAAATGACTAAAATGATTGCTCCGCTCGCATCAAAATCGTTTGTTCTAGCAACACCTGAAAATTATGAATATTTCTTATCAAGATACGGATTATTTTCATACCTTGATGCCTATAATACAACTGATGATGGATATATTGATGATGATAATGTTATCTATTTATTTATGTTGCCGAACATTAAAAAGAAGTTAGCTAAAAATAAAGATTATTTTAGCTTAGATATTAATGAATTCTTCTTTTCAACTGATGAGAAAAACGGAATATTAGGAGTTTTAGAAAACTCTGGACAGCAAATGGTTACAACTGAAGTAAAAATAGTAGATCCAATTGCTAAATATTATAGAATGGACATTAAAGTTAGATACTTTGAAGGATATTCTAAACAAAATTTATATACTGAAGTTCGATCAAAGGTATCAGAATATTTAATGAATATTACTAGGAGAGATCGTTTACCAAAATCAGATTTAATTGCCGTAATTGAAGCTATCGACGGTATCGATTCTGTTAACATTAGATTTGTATCTGAAACTGAAGAAACTGCAAGAAAGAATGGTTATTATATTTCAAAAACTGTAACAGTAACTCCTTCAACTCCTACTTTGGAAACAATTGGTAATGGTAAACAGAAATTTGTATTCTTTAAAAAGACTGTAACTGAAACTCAAGTTAATTTCGAACCAGGTGCAGCATTACCAGAAAGTGTAATAGGACTAGATTCATTTGGTGATATTATTCTTGGTAAAGAAGAGGTTGCAATTTTCAGAGGAGGTTGGTACGATCGAGATAATGTCATGGTATCGGACGATGCTAAGGCTGGAGAAATGGCTGCTTTATCGGTATATTTTGATGAGCCTGCTGTTTCAAGCACAATCTATTCAATGATTCAAACACAAAATAGAAAGAAAATCTAATGGCTGAAAATCAAAATTTATTTGATGGATTATTCTCGGCTGGTTATGAAAGTTTATATGATTTTCAGAATCAATTGGCGGATGATCGAAAAAATCTAGGTCATAATTTTAGAAATTCAGTTTTGACTAAATCACTTTCAAATGCTCTTTTAAGAAACGCATACTTAAGTGATTTTATTATTTTAATACAGGATGTCCTTGTTAAATATATTGATGCTGCAACGCATTTAAAAATCTATAAGGACTTTACAGTTCCTAAAAACTATACTAAAGTACGATAAATGTCTAAATACGCAAATCTTAGATTTTTTAATGGCACTTCTGGAGAACTTAACTTCAATTATGACGCTGATGCCGAATTATGGGATGGAATTATTTTCGTTCCAAAGGTTTCTGTGGGTCTATATGAAACAATAAATCTTTTTATTCTTGAAGAAGTACATAAGAATTTAGGTGGATTTGAATATGTTCGCCCAATCGCAGAAGGATCTTCAACTAAATTTCTATTTGAAATAGAGGATAATGAGGACTACCAGGGTGATGTGTTCATTTACAATGTAGTTTCAAACAATGGTTATTATCAAATTGAAGAGACCACTACCCAAGTTGAAAATATCTTAAGCTCTTCAACTTCAACGGGTTTATGGACTTATCAAAACTATAACACAACAGTTGGACAATCTAATCAGGGCGGTGAATTTAAAACAATAAACAATTTAGTTTCAAATGAAGCTGTTCATTGTAAATTAGCTTTAAAATCTGATGAAGAAAAAATCCATATCAAGCTTTTAAATATTTATGAGTATGATAATAATGGTAATAAAACTCATCAGATTGCATCGATTAAAATATATGGGGAAACTGTCGGTGAAGATGAAAGATTAGTTACTCTTTTATCTAATTTAGGAATGTCACTTAATGAAGAAGACTTTTTGATTTTTAAAACTAGTGATGTTAATGAATTTAAAGTTGACTATCAGTTATTAAATCAAAAGAGAAAAGAATTACTTCTTGAGGCTCATAATATTAAACCATTTGTTGGAACTTACAAGGCGATTGTTAATGCTATTAAGTTTTTTGGATATGACAATGTTAAATTAAAAGAATACTGGCTTAATATTAATGAACAGGCTGAAAACTTTGGTAAACTAACTGCAATTGCAGTCCCAGATACCGGCAAGGCTGGTTATTTAGCTACAAAAAATAGTTCTGTTGAATTACCAAATTCAAATCTTAAGAAAACATCTAGATTCTCATTGGTTTATAAAATTAATGAACCAAATGGTAATGTTGATGAGTGGGATATTCCAACAGTTAAAGAGTCTTTTGACTTTACACCTGAAGAAATTCTTATTAAATTATATGGTCTTAAAAGAAGGCTACAAAAAGATTATTTGCCATTACAGGCAAAAATTGTTGATATTACCGGTGAAGGTGATTTCTTTACGCAATTTACACAAAACGTATGGAACGACCAACAGGTTATACAAGTTCAAAGTTCTGGAACCGAAGTTGATTTTCAAATAGTTCCAAATAGAAGCAGACTTTATATTGAAGATTTAAGATTAGTTAGCCAAGTTATTGCAAATACCGTTCAAAACGGTGGATTTAATAATATATGGCCAATCGCAAATGAGGCGACTGAGATACAAAAGGTCAAAGATTTTTATACTAATTATTATAATCAAGAATTAAACACATTTACAACATTAAGTCCGGTTCCAATTGGATGTCCTATTATTTTAGAATGTACTTCTTTAACCGATAGTTGGAATAGTTGTGATTTCACATGGAATGATGTTGATTCAGCTGCAAATGATTATACTCAAATTGCTTCAACACTATACACATGGAATACCTTATGGAAAAAAGATGTATACGAAGCAGAATGGTATATTACAGGACCAAATGGTTATGAATTTAGATTAAGAGACACAATCGATAACAACAAAAATTTATTGTTGGTTTTACCAAAAGCTGGAAATTATGAAGTTGTTTTAAGTTTATATGACTTATATAATGCCAGATCATATCGTAGAAAAAATGATATTAAAGTTTATAATAAAGCCGTTGAGGTATACGGTTTTTATTCATTTAAACCTGAATTAGATCAATGGAATCTAGATGACTCAACATGGGATCTTTCTGGCGGTTATTTTGAACAACCACAGAATAGTTATAATATCATGGATGAAATGGTTGCAAGCTGGTATTTAACTTTAGATAGAGCTAATTATCCGCATGATACTTCAAAAGGAGTTAACTTCTCAACAGTTTCAAGATATGTAGATGCTAATTCTTATACTGGATTTTCAGAAACAACTGGTCCATTCTTTTGGAGTAATTTAAAGCAGGCAACATGGGATGATGGATATGGAATTACATGGGATTCGACTAGAGTAGGACCTGATTTGACTGCTTCTTTTAAACTTGAAATAGATCAGGCTGGTGGGCCTTATCTTAGTGGTGGAACTTTAAATCTAACTTATAGAAATTATAATGGTCAAAATGTTGTAGATTCTTATACAATTCAATCAACATATCCTGTTAATAATTCTAGTCTTCAAGCATATATTAATATTCAAAATGAATTAAATGCTTTAGATCCGGTACAACATCCGGGTTTAAGTAAATTTACATATAACGCAGTTTTAGTTGATACAAATAACAATGGAACTGAAGATGCTTGTTATTTTATATTGGCAGTGGGTAAAGAATATTCTTCATCGTATGATTTTGTTAATGTTAACTTTTCAAATCCAAATAATGGATCGGTTGTAGGAAAAATAAACTATAAATCTTACAATCCTAAATATAACGATATCATTCTATTCAATGACCATGCAAACATATCATTGCTGCAACATGTTACGTTTTCTTATGATAAAACTAATATGCCCGGTATAATTGACCAAGAATGGAAAATTACGAACAATAATACTGGCGAAAATATATACTATGATGAACAATGGTTAACCTATCTTTTTACAAAAAGAGGAGATTATACTATTGAATTAACCTTAACCGATTGCAATGGAAACACGAACACGGTTTCTAGAAATATGGTTTCTGTTACGGTTCCTCAAAAGGCTAGACCGAAAAAAAGACCTAACTATCAATATACCGAGGCCTAACCTCGGTTATACTGATATATAGACTGATGATACATAAAAACATAAAAATAAACTAAAATGGCAAACATCACACAAATTCTAGGTACGGACAGCGTATCGTCATCAAGAGTAACTCTAAATGATAATTTTGCTGCAATTAACCAAGAGCTTGCGGATATCGCTGCATTACTTGACATTCTTAATGAAACTATTGAATTATCAGGTTTAGCAAAATTCGGATCTCTAAATATTGCAAATGGTAAATTAATAGCTGGGCCTTCAAGCATTACTGCAACAGTTCCTACAACTATTAATGAAACACTTACTGTAGCGCAAGATATGATTTTCTCTGTTACTACTGGTGTAACAACTCTGCCGACAGCGGGTAACTTTGCGTCTTCAACTTATGTTCTTGACGTTGCGACAATTAGCTCTTCGGGAGTTACGGTTCCATTAGTATTAAATGCTGGTGCAAACGGTCAACAAATTACTCTAATTGCTGATGGTGGTTCAATTGCAATCGCGGTAACCAACGTTTCTGGTCCTTCTTCGATTTCAATTGGTAATAAAGGTACTTTAACGTTACGTTATGTAGGGACTAAATGGTATGTTATCTCTTCATACGGCGTAACATTCTAATAAAACAATATAATCTAAATGGCTACACCATTAGTAAGAATACCGCAAGAACAAGGAGGCACATTATATGCCTTTGCATCTGCTGCTAGAGATTTAACTAGAGCGTATTATAACCCGGACATTAATTTTGAGTTTTCAAAGTTTGCACTGGCTCAATTACCTCAAGTTGCAACTCCAGCATTAGGATCTACCAACAATTATGTACAGTTTGGTAATCTATTTGATGCTTCCGGTGCGGGATATGATGACACATCAGTTGACAATGCAAACGTTCACTTTGCTCAAACTTTTCAAAATTACGCTTTAAACTTTGAGCAATTAATTTTAACAGACGATGATTTTGATCCTACTATTTTTAAATCTGATGCTGAGCAAATATTCTTTAAATGGTTATATGAAATTGGCGGTATTAGATGGCAAGCTGGAACTTCACAAGAAGTTTCTTCTGGCTATTCTAGATTTCTAGAGCATGATGAATCTACTGGAATAGGAACTGAATATTCAAAAGTTATAAAATATATTGGGAACATCGATGTTTCTAATGATAAAAACTATCAAGGAAATACTTATAATGAAGTTTTCATCAATGTTCCTTCGGTAGTTGGTTATACACCAGAAATTTTATTTAAATCTGGAGTATGGAATACAACTTCTGTAATATACAATCCCGGCACTTATATAGAAGGTAGAGCTGGCCAAAATCATCCAGATGCTAATTTAAATGTTGAAGCATTAGCAGATTCAAATCAAGGCGAAATTAATTTTGATCCAAATGTTGAGCCATCATTTGGTATTGAATTTGATGCTGCTAAATATGCTAAAGTTATTGGTAATCCTGAATTAAATTCTTTATTTGATTATGCTAAATTAGGTGGTGATTTTAGTTTTAATGCTATCTTAGTTTATTATGATATTTACTCAAAGTCAACAACGGCCAATAAGTCAACTAACTTATATGGTGTTTTGATTCTTGATAATTTTAAAGAGGATCCAAACCAAAATGGTTGGTATATTCCTTCTTTAACAAAATACAAACCAAATGATGTTACCGGTTTAAATGGTAATTCTTTTGCTTTAAAATTAAACGTTAAGTTTAATTCATCTCTTGATAATGTTGGTGTTGAAAAGAATATTGATAGTTTTTCAACATTCTCAATGGATATTTTCTTAGATACTACAGCTGCTTTAGATCAAGCTACGAAACTACTTTTATCTGCAAGTAACAGATACGATACAATTGCTGCTAAGGTTGTTGAATTAGAAAATTTACTACTAACATCAACTCAAGTTGGGGATTTTGCAAATAAAATTCAAAATCTTGAAACTGCAATTGAAGATGCTAAACTAAACTATTCGAACTCTTCTTCTTTATTGCAATTAATTCAAAGCACAAATAAGAGAATTAATCAATTATTAGATGGAACGGTTCCTAGCGAAGTTCAATACAATATAGATGTTATTAAACAGGGCTTAGGTACTGAACTTGATAAATCAGTTCCTGGATTTATTACTATTAAAAATAAGGTACATGGTTACGAATTGATCGATGCCTATAATTTTGATATAAGTAATGCTTCAAGCGCAAACTGGTCGGTTGGTTCAAAAATACAATTAACCAATAAGTTTATTGCTTCTCAAGCTTCGTCAACTGCAATCTGGTTAAGGTATAAAAATTATACAAACCGTATTAATTTATGGGTTGATAATACCAGCACTCTAACTTCAGATCTTAATATATACATAGATGATTCTATCACAAAGTGGAAAGTTGGTCAAGTATTAAAGTTTAACTTTAAAACTAACTTACTTTTAGCTGGTCAAAAAATTAAATTCATCACTGATAAAAACGGTGTTAATGGTTGGAAAGTAATCGGTCAAGTATATGAATCTGATCTAATTAGTAATAAACCATACATTGAACTTATCTGTGTTGATGAAACAAATAAGTCATTTGAAATTGACATCTTAAGATAAAATGAGCGCAAATAACTCGATATCAAAACTTCTAGAACAGTTTATTGAATTGTATAACAATTCTCTTGCTACATTTGAGAAAACAAATGAAGCTATTACTACGGATAAAGAAACCGTAACGATTGATCTATTCGATCCTAGTGCTGGAAATATTAAAACAGTACAAGTTCCATCGTTTGGTTATTTGAAAAGAGAATTAGAAAGATTAAGTAACAATGTTGAGAGTTTGACCGGTGCAAATGATGCATCGTCAAATGTGCGATTAAAAGATGGTACTTTTAGAAAAGTTTTTACTAGCAAGTTAAAAGGACCCGCTCCTACAATTACTTCAATTTCTGCTCCAACAGTTTTTGAAGCTAGACCAAACGAATTTTTTGAAGACTTTTTAAATCCTTTACTAAAAGTTAAATTTGACCTAAGTGGTCAGATACCTGCAAATACAGAACAAGCGTATATTGAAAGATACGTATTTAAATCTGATGATGCTGCTTCAATAGCGGCATTTGATACTTTATATAAAAATAATAGTGAAATTGATTATTCAACTTTTAAAACTGAGTTGACTAATAACGGCTATAAATATTTCTTAGATTCTCAGGTTATCGATATGCCTGTAAGATCTATTCAATACTTTGGTTACTTTGATGTTGTTTCAATTGATAATGCGCAAGTAACTAAAATTGTCGACGGTGTATCTCAGACTAAAACCGCTAGACTTTTTACTTTAAATAAGTTAACATATTCAGACTCTGCTAAATCATTAAAAGAAACCGAAACACTTAAGGTTGGTGATTCGGTTGTTATTAATAGCGGTAAGTTTTCAACAAGATATATTGTTAGTTCTATTAATACTGATACTCTTCAAGTTGAACTTTCATTGCTTGAAGGTTTTGAACCAGTTAGAGTTGGAGCATCACAGCTTTCAATTTACAAAGATGTTGACACTGATGTTGCTCTTGAAATTAGCGTTTCTTTTGACGAGAGACAAGTTTTATTTGTAAAATCGGTTGATGCTGAATCTAAAGTTCAAGCTGAAGTTTTTTCTCCAGGAGCTGGATTTTATTCAAATGAGTTAACTATTCAAATGCAGGATGGAAGTACTTCTACTCTTGCTGATTATTATAAAAAAGAGGTTGCTGATTTTGGGCAATTTATTAAAAGCTTAAAGGTTGATTCAATTCCACCAGCGGCAGTTGGTATTGTTCCAGACAAACCATCACTAGATACTAATAATTTTAAAGTTGTTCAAATTAATAAACATTTGACAGACAATGACGCAACTAATAAAATTATTAAATTAAAAGCTGAAAAAGCTACAGTTGAACAAAATATTAAAAAGCTTGATGGTTCAATTGGTTCAACAAGAAGCTTAGTTAATACTAAAAAATATGCTTCTAAAGTCGAGGCTGACAAGGATAAAACTCAGTTAAACTCTTTATTAGCATCTAGAAAAGCTGAATCTGATGCATATTCTTCTATTGTTAGTGAAATATCTACATTGGCAGCTTCTAGCAATTTAACTAATGTTTCTCCTAAATATAGAATTAGAGGATTCTGGTCAATTCCAGAACCTAAATCTGTAAACGATTCAATTCCACAAGAAGTTGTACAATTTAAGATTCGTTATAGATACTTATCAACAAATGGTTCTACTTCTCAAATTGAGCAAATTGCATTCCAAGATGGAACAACTGCAAAAACCGCAGCATTCTCAAACTGGGTTGAAGTACCTGGGCCGGTTAGAAAAAGACTAAAAGATGAAACTACTGGTAAGTATTATTGGAAAGTTGAAAACGAAGAAGATTCACAAGAAATTAATTTCAATTCATTAGATATTGCAATTCAACCGGGTGAAGTTGTTGAAGTTATGATTAAATCGGTTTCTGAAGCTGGTTTTCCATCAACTCCGATCGAATCAGACTGGTCAGATATTGCTAAGATAGAATTCCCAGAAGGAGAAATCCCAGTTGAAAATCTATCCGATATTGTTAATGAAAATGGATTAGAATCTATTAGAGTTAGAATTAATGATGACCTAAATGCATCTGGAGTATATTCACACGTTTCAGATTCATTTAACTCTAATGAAAAATATTATGCGCATACTGCCCAAACTATTGCTTCTGGATTTTTAACCGCTGAGCAGAATCCAGTTTCTGTTTTTGAGAAATTACAGGAAATGCAGTCTGAAATCGAAAGACTTCGCGCTAAAATTGATGGTACTCTTGGAGAACTTCAAGTTTACATTGAAGATGAAGATGGTAATATTACAAACGTTGCTAATAATACCACAGTAAAATTATTTGCTGGATATTATTCTGACGAAGTTAATGCTCTATCTGGAACCAAGAAAGGAGCCATCATTACTAAAATATTTAAATTAAAATTAGCAAATTCAAAAGCAACAACACTTGAATTAGTTTCAAGATTAGTTGGAGATTTTGAAACACCAGCGCATGTTTCAACAACAAACACTGAGTTTGGTTTAGGAACTGGAACTATTGATTCAAAAATAGCATCCGATACTTATTATACTAACGAAGGTAGATATGATTGGGTACCAATTCAATATCAAAATACTCCAAGTACAAATTCTTCAACTCCTTGGTACGGCCAGATTCCTTTCCAATCTTCACAGATGAAAGGTCAATATGTTTATTCAAGATATAAAAACATTGCAAATGATGATGAATTATATTCTAGCAGTGTAATTGATGCATCTGCCTTTGATGGTAGCGGTATTGATGATTATGAATATGGATTAACGTATACTATCAACTACGGTGCTGGTAATACACCGACGATTAACAATAACAGAAATTATAACAACTCAACAAATGCTCCATTTGCAACAACAACTAATGCAAATGACTTTATTTGGGCAGGTTCTTATACATCACTTACACCGAATACAACAGCATTAGATGCGGGAGTAAATACTCCAACTTCTAGTCAGTATGATAATGGTATATTTTTACATAAATCACATCCATTAATTAACCAAACTGTTTTAGCAAATGTAATGTCTATAACAGATCTTCAATCTGCTGGAGTTATTGGAATGCCAAAAACTGCAACTAGAAGAGTTAACATGGATTCTGGATTAAAACAATCTCCATATAGAGTAGCAGAATGGACCAATAACGCTGGAACAGTTGTTAAAAGATCTTTAAAAATGTCTTTTGATACAAATGACGTATATTTACTAGGTGGTAGAACCTGCGGATCATTCTTATTCCTTGCTCCTTTAGAAAAAAATTCATTATTAGTTGATGCTAAGAATAAATTTGGTAAATCTAGAGTTGAAAGTGGATCATCAAAATCTCTATCAATTGATATGATTTTCCAATATAGAATGACCGATTATTATGGAGATGCTAATTCTACTGGACGTGTAGGTGGTATCATAACAAATACTTTAACAAACTTAACGTACAGCAAAAAGATTGGCATTGATGTTGTTGATGCTGAAAAGAATGAATTCCAATTTGATGTTGAAGTTTATGCTAAATATAAGGCAGAAGGTTCTTCAGTAACAAATATTACAAAATCGATGCTAACTAATTTTAATAGTGGTGGAGCTGGCGGTGGTTCATATAAGAGATGGTTACTAAGAGACGATCTATCACAACCTTCAGAATATACATTCTACATACAACAATAAACTGGCCGATTAAGCCTTCTTTAAATTCGAATATATAACTTAGAATAAAAAGAAGGCTTAATCAATGGCAATTCAACTAAACTTAGATCACGTTAATAATAACGTTGATGATTTTTCATTTGGTCTACTAAGAACAAACCCAGCTCTTTCAACTAATGCTAAATTAGTTGTTGATAGCTCTGGTAATATCTTTATGGATGCATTTATTGCAGACCAAGAACTTGCGAAGAGCACATATCGCAAATATCCTATCAACTCAGAAACTGGGTCGTATTCTTACGACATTGCTAAATTCTTTGGTAATTTACCAAACGATATTAAATACAGGCCTGCTAGAACAGCATCTGACTACACCGTATATACTGATTATTCTAATCAATATGAAATGCAATATAGCTATGGTGCCTCTTTTATTCAAAATAAAATATACAAAGAACAATATAAATTCTTTGCTCCACTTTGGTTAGACAGAAAACTTCCTTCCCAGTTTGTAATTTATAGAATTAAAGGAACAACGTATTCTTCTAATTTTGGAGATTCTATAGCTGGTCAAAACTCTAGAGTTTTAGAACTATTAAAGAATGCAACAATTGTAAAATCTTTTGATTTAACTGAAAAATCTGGAATAGGTAGATATTTAAGAAATCATATATCTGATCAAAGATTTCCGGTTTCTCCAATTTCGCAAAACTTCGGATCTGGCCAATTTACAGTATTTAGAGGTATTGATGTTGTAAAAGGAGGTTTTGTTGAAAAGAAAGAAAGTTTACATGAAGATTTTATTCAATATGATAACTTAGAAATTTTTAATAATGAGTTATTTTCAAATGGATTTAAAAGAAATGAGGTTGCTTGCGCAAATTTAATTAACTTAGAATTCTTGTTTGATGATACTTATGCCGATAATTACGATATTTACAGATACTTTGGAGTTTATGTAATTCCTCACGAAGAAGGTGAATTTGATGTTGATAGAATTATTAACAACGAAAATAAAGAAGGTGTATTTGTTACTAAAGATTCAGAACGTACCTATTTTAATTTAACTGGAACAACATTAACTAATAATGATATGCTTCCTAAGTTTTCTGAATTAAGAATTCCATCTTTAAATTGGATTCAATCTAAGGATGGTGACTTTTATCACATTAGAAATAATGAACTTTTTACAGAAAATGATTTTTTACCGGTTTCTCTAAATAAGCAACCCGAGTCTGAATTCCTTGGAAACATTTTAGTTGATACAATTCAACTAGAAGATTTTTCAATTAATCTAAAAGATTTTCTAAAGATAGAAATTGTACAGGCTCCGTTAAATGGTGATAAAATATTTATTGTTCCTTTTTCTGAATTGTCTGCTAATTCTTTTAATATTACGCCATTTGTTATAGCTGCTGAAAATAGCCTTGCGGCCGGAACATTTACATCAAACAAATTCTCTATTAATGGAACTTTAGAGCAAATAGCAAGATCTTTAGCTGGTTGTTTATTGCAATCTGAGTATGGATTTAAAGTAACATATAGCGGAACTTCGATTGTTATAGAAGATTATGGAGTTGGATCTAATAGAAAAATGACTTTGTTTGGTATTAGAACTGCAAATATTATTGATTTTATTAATGTACATACTGGATATTTAGAGACCCCAACCAATTTAACGAATGGAATAATTTCAAACTGGGATATTTACTATCCGGTTGGTGGATCAATTAAAGATCAGGCTGTTATTATTAAATCTGAAAATAAAGGAAATATCCAGGTTGGAGATTTGGTTAGATCTGCTATTGGAGATAGATTTGTTAAAGTTAAACAAATTATAGAAGATCCTATTAAAGTTGGATATTGGAGAATTGTCTTTGATAAAGAAATACAACTACCAAAGACCAAGAATTTAAATGTATACCGATCATATAAAACAAAATATGGTAGATTTCAAATATTAGATATTAAAGATTTTGATTTTGATTTCTACGATACTTCAAATTCTGAATTAAATGAATTAGCTTTAGAAACATCATTAACTTCTAGACAATACAATAAATATGATTTAAGCTGTGGTCCAGATTTCTTAATCGAACCAAGTAAATACTATTCTAACTTAGTTCCTATAACCAAAGAAGAGGTTATTAATAAACAGGCTTCTGTTGTAGGTTTAGATGAAGATGGCGCTGTTGAAATTTTTGGAGAAACTGTTTCTTCTGAATATAACAGATTAAATGAAAATGAAATTAAAGATACTGCTATTTTAAGTAGAGTTGTCCCAAGCATTAATAAGTTTGTATTTAAGGACGGATTTAATGCTAGGATGAAGCCATACCACTTATCTGTTAATGAATCATTTGGAACTAATAATCTATCACCTAGCTTAAGTGGTGATACTAGAAGATCCGATCTACTTAATATGGAACATTTCCATATTAATAAAATGCCTTTATTTTTACAGGCGGATATTGACAATCTTTATAAAAATAAAAGCTATATAGATCTTGGCATTGGACGTAATCTCTCAGTTGCTGATTTAAAATCAACATCATATAATTATTTTGATAAGTATATGATATGGAACGGTCTTCTTAGTGATTTTATTATTTTACAAGATATTACTAAAGTTAGTCTTCCAGGAAACGTGACTCAAACAATATACACATTTAATGGTCCGATTTCTAGCGTCGCTCTTTCAATACCCGCAAATACACAGATTATTAGAGCTGGATCAAATCCAGTTATCTTTAATGCTATTGCTTCTTCTGCAGCTGGATCTAATAAACTATCAACAATTGGTAGTCCAATTGATCCATTACTAGATTTTGCAATAGGAGATATTATTAATAGAAATATAGATTCGAATGGTGTTCCTACGTCAACATACGTTAAAAACAAGAGAGAGGTTAGATATTCTAGATTTTCTAATGGAAATGCAAGTCAATATCCTTCTACTTTATTTAGAGGATTAAGATATAATTTTAAAAATAGAAAAGAAACTAGTTTGTCAACTCCTAAGGAATTTATACAAACTGGAGAGGTTAATGGTTATAAATTTGGATTTGTTGTTAACGTATCAGTTTCAAACAACGATACTGATAGTACTACGAAAACTATTGAAGTTATTAAGAATGATAAATTTAAATTTATATGCATTTATGTTAATTTAGTTCTTCAAAATAATTTAGTTAGGTCTTTTCCTAGAAAAGTATTTTATGAAATTGAAAATGCACTAAGTGTAAGTAATGGTCTTCCAGTTGATACAATTATTGATGGAGGTCTAGACTTGAATGGAGCAAATTGGTTAAATTTTGGAGGTCAAAATTCTGGATTAACTTATCTTAAAGGTATTGTTGGTGCTAATGGAAAATCTCCAAGATTCTTAACGCAATTAAATCAAGTTGACGGTCAATATTCTTATTTAATTGTTAACGTTGGTAATTCTACTAAGGTTTTAAAAGTAGATCGAGTTGTGGGTGATGACGCTATTATTGTAAAAGGATGGCCTAGAGATTGGGATGGAGTAAATGGTGATTTGGAAGCTGGAAATCAATGGTTAACAGTTGGTTCTATTTCTTCTACATTAGAACAATCATTATCTTACAAATACTACAAGGGTGGAATCGGTGTAATGATCGAAGTTTTTGAATCATTGAATGCTAAAAGATTTTCAGATCTTTTAAATAATAATCCATCTCAAGTAACTTATACTACTATAAAAGATGACGGTACAGTGACTAACAATGAATATGTTTTAGAAGTTGAAGATGGTATTGAGTTTATAAAATTATCATCTCTTTCTACTGAAGTTGATAGCGATAAACCAAAATCATATAAAGTTACAGCAGAAGAAATTGGTAAAAATATTATAAAAAGAAGTGATGAGTATTTCATTGCAATGAAACGAATGAATGGTGATTATTTACCTAAATTCAATGATGTTCTTTTCTTTGAAGAGATTTATCCTTCTAATATGTACTATGATTTAAATAATTCCGGTCAACCTATTAAAACTAAACAGTCAATACTATACAACAAATATAATAATATTGGAGTTGTTTTTGGAACTGCGTATTCTTTAACAGGAGCTAATACAATTGGATATATTCCAAATTATTATTATCATAAAGTTAATACAGAATCTGCGGATGCAGTATTAAAACTTTCAGTAACTTCTGATAAATTACCAATATATCCAAAAATTGGTGAAATTGCTATTGACAAAAGAAATTTAAATATTTTAAAATCTAAATATGAGGATGATTACTATATAAAATCTTTATTAAATAGTAAGTATGAGAACGCATTTGGTACTATAAATCCTTCAGAAAAAAGTTCATTTATGGCTTCTACTGTTATGAAAGTTTCTGATGAATACACATTATCTAGGTTTAATGTTGTTCAAGTTAACTCATTAGATGAATTAGATTCTTTTGCTATTAAAGCATCTAAAGATTCTTCAATTGGATTCTTTGAAAATGAAGAAAAAGTTTATATTGATGTTTATTTAAAATATGCCGTACTAGACGAACTTATTGAAAATGGTGTTAAATCTAAGTTTAATAAATATGTCGACCCATCTAAGTCTTATGGTGATATTACAACAATAGAGGATGACTTATCTAGATATGTTGAATTGAATATTGTTCCTAGATTTATTATTGGTTCAGTTGATCTGTATGCTAGAGAAGGCAAAGATATTCAGACTGGATTTACTTCAATATCGGATGTTTCTGAAATAGATCAATCTATTTTTGTTAAACAGTCTAACTTTACATATAAGACTTTTACCGAAGATCGACTTGGATTTAGATTAATATATAATAAAAGGCCGGGATATCGTTACAATTTTATACCAGCTATCAAAATATTTGCTTAAATAGATGCCGTTAGATATTAAAGAAATATTCAGATCGGATCTGGATCCAAATAATCCAAACACTTGGTGGTCTTCAAAAAAGATTGAAAAATTAAATTGGAATTTTGATCAGATTGAAACAATAGGAGGAGGTCCATTAGGTCCTCAAGGATGGGCTGGCGGTATTGGTCCGGATGGTGTAACTGGAAATCAGGGTCCTATTGGCAGACAAGGTCCAAAAGGAATTCAAGGAACTCAAGGTCCTTTAGGAGAAACTAATTGGTTAGCAAATATCGGTACTAATAATATTACTTTAAAAATACCTCAATCTGTTGATAATCCAAGTAACATCATTTTAGGATTAGATAATACTGCAACCGGTTATAGTTTAGTTAGCACTGCTGGAAATACAACTTCAGTAAAAACGTTTCATACTAATGATGCATTACAAAATAACTTTGTTTTTATTTCTTCAGAAATAGATGGATCTAATACAGACTTATCTTCTAGAAAACAGGTTTTTGGTAATTTATTTTACGATACTAGTCATTCTAAATTTGAATTTGGCTTTGAACATATTAATAATGCTAAGGAATTTATTCTAAAAACATCTAATGCAATTGGTTCAGAAGTTTTATTTAAAACAAGAAATGTCAACGATACTCCAATGTTTAAGTTAGATTCAAATGGAGTGACTGTTAATAGAACTTCAATATTTAATTCAGGAGTATCTTTAAATGGCGTCAATAGATTTCAAAATGATTCTCCGAATCCAGGATATGTAGCATACACCGATTCAAGTAATGTTGGTCGAGTTAGATGGGGAGATCCTAAAGATGTTATTGGTGGTTTTCCAATTGGATCGATTATTGCAATTGATGCTGAATTTAACACACAAAATTTTGATTTAGTAGATACTTCTGTTTCCGGAACATTAACAATATCGCAACAAGCTGCCGTTACTGGTAGCGGAGGCACTGTTCCAACTTTTACGTTTACTTATGGAAAAGGAAAAGGTAAATTTAAAGGTTGGTATTTATGTCATGGCAGAACTTGGTATAAAGGAGCCTTATCTTATGATGTTCCAAATTTATGTAGTTTTGATTTAACAGTTGATTATCCATTTTCACCAGGTCTGGGACAAGCAAATCAAATTGCTCAACTTGTACAAACAACAAACAACAGGCAGTTTTTATCTAGCGCTGTTTTAAAATTCGTTGCTGCTCTTTCAGGCAGCGCATATACTTTTAGTAATGGTACAAGTGGGACTGATGTTTTAGAATCTTATGTTGACGGCGTAAATGAATTTTATAGTGGAGATGCAAATTTATTAAATCCGTACACAGGTGATCTTGTTAATAGCGGTTTAGAATTAAAAATGGGACTGGGCAAAGGATTGGTATATGTTGTTTATTTAGGAGAAGATGATATGCAGTGGAATACAGAAGGATCTTCATTATCTCTTAATGATATTACAGCAGGATATGGTTTCTATGCAGCAGGACAAGCATGCGAAGCATCTGAAACCTCTTATAAAACTGATTTTGTTGCGTCTTGGACTGAAACTAACAACTGGAGTACGACCGGATATAAATTGTATAATAGCACTGGAACAGCATACGCAACCAGTGGGTATTATGAAAAATTTGGAATTGTAAGATATTGGACGGGTTCAGCCTTTACAACTAGAGAATCTTGTCCATCTAATAATTCATTGCAACTTGCTTACAATATTGCGGTAAATAGTAGTTCTTTAAATGGATCTTTTTCTGGATTATCAAAATCAACTTACTATGTTAATGGTACTTCATTAAGTAATAGTAGTGCAATTTATACAAATTCAACTGGAACTACATTTGCTTCGGCTGGATGGTATAGAGATTCTGGTGTTAGAAGATATTGGGATGGAACATCATTTGAAGGAGCTGCTCCTACATTAGATTATGTTAGATATTTATCTGGACTATCTTGGGACAATAATGCTTCTGGTGCATGTAATGGTAATTATTTTACTGAAGGATATTATCAGAGTTCTAGCTCTGGATTTCTTTCATTTACCACAATATCTACGATGTTTGAATCTACTAGTTCAGATGGAGAATCTCCATTAACATTTGCTCAATCAGGAAGATATTATAGTGATATAAACGGAACTAATTCTAGACAAGGAACTAATTCATTTACAGGAGCATTAGGATCCGTAGTATCTTGTTTTTCAACAGGGCCAGGCACAGGAAATACTGGACCTTGTTTATTATATGGAACTAAAATATTGATGGCCGATGGTTCTAATAAATTTATACAAGATTTAAAAATTAATGACGTCTTATATAGTTTAAAATTCGAAGGTATGCCGATTAAAGATTATCCTTCGGTTTATGAATGGAGTTCTAAGACAGCAGATATTTCAAAAGACACTGTTGTTGTTAAATCTATTGCATCAGTTAATATAAATACTGTTTATTCGATCAATGACGGTAAACTATTTGCATCAGAAGATCACCTACATTTATATAAACATGAAGGTCTATGGAAAGTTGGTCAAACCTATAAACTAACTGAAGGAGACTTTTTATTAGATAAAGATGGTAATGAAATTCAAATCTTTAACATTATTAAAATGTCAGGTAGCTTTATTGTTTATAGAGTGGATGTTGAAGATAATGATTTATTTGTTGCAAATGGAATAGTAACACATAATAAAGAGATTCAAAGATTATTATAGATATGGAATTCTTTTACAAAGCCGGAAAATTTGAAACCACCAAGCATTGGAATAGACCTAACATAAGATCAATATTATCATTCTTTAATCAAGTTTTAAGCGAAACCAATATTTTAAACAAATACGAATTTACAATATATGGCGGAGTAATGTATAAAAATCTTTATCACACGTGGGATTTGGATATTAATATTTCTTCTAATAGTGTACCAGATCCTAATGAAATAGAGAATGATTTTTTAATTATTCAAAAAATTGGAGATGATAATAATTTATTGATTGATGTAAATTGGTCTTCAATTCCAACTTATAAAACACTAGACATAGATATTAACAAAGATAATTATTTAGAATTAGATTTAGATTCTGATCATATTAAAATTGGTTTTGTTAAGAAAATAATTAATGGAGAAGTTGTATGGCTCGATGATTTAAGAACTGAAGAGAATCAATATGGAGAATACTTGATTAAATGTAAGCTTAAGGATATTGTAGTAAAATCGATTAATGATAAAAAATGGTTTAAAAGAGAGAACTCGAATCGAGTAAAGAATCGATACTTGACTGCACAACAAATAATAGACGGTGATTATTCGGCTTTAACAGAAGAAAGCAACAAAATAATCTAAGATAAATATAAAGATAAAAATATTTAGACCATAATGTCACTAAATTTAAAACCTATATTATCCGCTCAAACTGATAATCAAAAGTTAGATACAATAAATTATAACTTTGATCAGATTGTTGCAAATGGTGGTGGTCCAAGCGGAGCACAAGGCGCAACTGGACCGCAGGGTTTAGATGGTTTAACTGGACCACAAGGAAATCAAGGTGTTATAGGACCTCAAGGAAATCAAGGACCTCAAGGTGCTGCGGCTGCTAATTATTGGAAAATTAATGCTAACATAAATGCAAGCAACAAGACTCTAGTTCCAATACACGGTAATGAAATTAATCCTCCGACAGTAATGTTCGGTATTGATAAGTTAGATCCTTTATATGACACAGTATTTGATGAAACTTCTGTTCTTATTAATAGAAAGGCAATATATGGATATAATTTATTATTAACTGATGATGGTGTAACTACTTCAGATAATAACAAAATTGGTTTTAAATTATTTCAAGACGGAACAACTACTAAATTTGAAATGGGTTTTGCGAACACTTCAAATGCAAATCCAACTCAATGGCAATTTTTTGCTGATGGGTTTGAGTTTTCAGATGGTACTAATAATTTTGTTGAAATATTAAATAGCGGTTTTAATGTTAATGTTAACTCTGCTTTTTCTCAAGCAACTACTTTTCAAAATACTGTAAAGATTAATAGTGGAAGTCCAGCAGATGGAAAAATATTGGTAGCAACAGATATTCAAGGTACTACAACATGGAAATCAGTCAATGAAATTGGTGGTGTTGTTCCAGTTGGCACAATTGTTCCTATATTAACTAGTATATTTGATGATACTAATAATTTTTATAAAGATGCTGAAACTTGGTCAGGTGGATCTGGACAAGTTTTAAAAGTTAGACATGGTCGCGGCAAAGGAGATTACAAAGGATGGTATTTGTGTAATGGTAAAAACTGGACAAACGGACAAGGTTCATCTATACAAGTCCCAGATCTAAGCTCATTTGATTATACAATTGATGCTGTTTCTGGAACCGGACAGGGTGCTGCGTCTGTAACAAATTCAAAATATGCAATTGTAGGCGGAGCAAACGTTGAGTTTACTGCTGATTATACGACAGGATACGCATTTGACGACACAATAACAAATACAACGCAGACGATCTATCCAACGGGAGCACTTAATTCAACGCCATATGACTTAGTACATTTGGTGTTTGTTGTTTATTTAGGAGAGGATGGGTGGTACTGGCAAGATAGTGGAGTAGCTGGAGTTACTAATTCATTTATAGCTTTAAGATCAAAGACAGCTTCTAGTTTAGATTCTAGTGTTAATTACACTATTAGTGGAAGTGGAACATTTACAACTAGTGCAGCTCCCGGAGCAAGTGGTGTTACAATAACATATACACTTACTCCATCTTCAGGCTATCAATTTAATAATACAACAAATGTTGCATTACGTACACAAAACGTGCCATGGACTAATGCTCAAGGAGGATGGGGAGCTTATGATGCTTCTGTGACGCAGACATCGGCGTCAATTAATCAATCCGGTCAATTAGTTTTAACTTTAACGGATAGTAGTTTTCCAACAACTAATAATTTATATACTTGGCTTTATCTAATAGGAGATGCGGTGCAAAATGTAACTGGCACTGGAATATCTGTTAAAAGATCATTAAGTGGATTCCAAGGTAGTAGTTCTTCAGCATGGACTGATCAAACTGTCTATATTCCATCTAATTCAAATTTTAATACTACTGCAAACCTTTACAGTAATAGTAACTTAACTAGTGGAGCTAGTTCAGGATGGTATGCATGGAATAGCGGATCAGGATGGTCTTATAGATATTATAACAACGGTACATTTAGTTCAATGTATAATATGTCAGGCGTTACTAATGCCCCTGGAAGTTGGTATAATGTTTCATACGATCAATTAATAACGAGCGGCGGTATTGGTTCTTATAATTTAGTTGCTCAATATAATGCGTGTAATTCTACGGTAACACCGGATATGAACGCTGTACATTTTTGGTCAACTGTTTCGTCATTATCAACAATGTCAACTAGTTCAACTGCTAGAGTTGTTGCCTCGGGAGCAGTACAGGGTAATGACGCTCCAATTAACTGGTGCACCGATGGAACATATGGAAGCGGTTATGTTTCTTTAAACCCTTGTTTTAAATCATGGTCTTTTGTTATTTCGAATGGATTATTAACTAGAATGTCTGTTTCTTGTGCAAGTTCAGATTACTCTTATGATATTACAGATGGTGGAGGAGATTGTAGCATAAGTTATGGTTATGGCGGTGGAAGTTCTGGAGGTTCTGGAGGTTCATCTTACTAATAAATAAATTTTAAATATAAATTATGATAATTCCTAAATTACCTAGTATCAACAAAAGCGTTCTAACTTTTATAGTTGGAGCTATTGTTGTATTGCTATTCCTAAAACAATGTAATTCAATTCAACAATTGAAAGACGAAAAAGAAATGGCTAAAAAAGAGGCTAAAAGAGCAATGAACAATCTTTTAGCAGAGCAAGATAGCGTTAGAGTTCTTATTAAAGAAAACGGAGGCTTAGTTGCTTCAAAAAGAAGTTTTGAATATACTATCGATGAACTAAAAGATAATAATTCAGAATTAGTTGAAGAATACAAAGAGGCTCTTGGAGATATTAAAAATCTAAAAGATGTAAACTCTTTGATGAAAACTGAAATTGCAGTTCTATCCGAAGTTAAAGGTGGAGAATCTACAGTAACACAAAGTTCTGATTCTACAGCAAACGTTGCATTCTCTAAATTTGATGATTTTGGGAAAGGAAATACAAGAAAGTTTTCAGGATCTGTTGATGTTGCTTACAATTCAAATAAATTTACAGCATCTCCAGGAGAATTCAAAATTGAACAAACCATTAAGTTATATGCAATGACCGATGAGAAAGATGGATATAAGCAAGTTAGAATTGCAACTGACTATCCGGGAATTACTTTCGGAGAGATTGAAAATATAAACTTGATAAATAATAAGTTAAATAAACCAGAAAAGAAGGCAGGTTGGTCAATTGGCGCGGGAATCGGATATGGATTCTCTCTAGTTAATGGTCAACAAATTCAAACTGGTCCAAATTTAAGTATTGGACTATTTTGGAGCCCTAAATGGTTAAGATTCTAAAATTATTAAAATAACAAATGGCAAGATCATCTAAATTTATAGGACTAGATCAGGATATCGTGATGGAATTTATCTATCATGACCAAACTAGCTTATCTGAGGTTCTGATAGAGACCGATAATAATGGTAGTCATGTAAAATTTTTAGATACCGATGCCTCTGATTCAACAAAAACAAGATACTTAGTACATGAATTAGGTAACGATGTTGTTGAATTTTCAGTTGATACGGATGGGATTTACATTGTTGTAAATAACTTTGCATCTAGAGAACTACAATTACAAAATGGTAAAACTTATAAGTTTGATTTAAATAATTTAAACGATCCTTCTAATTTTAGTATTAACGGTGGAGGATCTACTTCATATTCAAACATAACTGGTATTTTAACATATACACCTAACACAAATGGTTCTTATAATTACGAATACACTGATACTACACTAAATCCTGATAAAGTTTACCAATCTGGAAGAATTATAGTTAGAGATAAAGCAAGTTCTTTATTTTCTATTCCAGACGCAGAAACTGGAAATACTATTAAAACAGCAGCTGGAGAAATTGGTAGATATTATGCTGTACAGCATGATGTTGATGGAACTAGATTTGCACTCTTAAATAATTCATTAGATTATCTACAATCTCCTTCATGGAGTGGAACAACAGTTCAGAATTTTCTTCCAGAAACTTTAGCAAATAATAGTAACCAAATTTGGTATGATACTATTAGATTGCATTTAAGAACTGGATTTAGTTTTGCTGGTAGAGGATATGATGGATTCTTATTTCAAGTTAAAGTACCTAGAATATCTGGAGTCTATAACTATTTTACTTCTTTGGTTTATAAAAATTCAAGTAATTTTGAAATTCAAAATCCAAATCCATTCGTACTTAATGGTACTGCATACTCTAAATTTATTGAGATTAAGGTTCCTGCATTACCTCACATGTATGACAACAATTTAAACCAAGATTTCCAAGATGTATTCTTTGCAAATCATCAAACTGGAGGATATGCATGTCTTGATGGATCTGCTGGTTATACTATTAATTTTAAACTAATTGATAGAATACTTGAAGTTGCTGGAATAGAGTATGCTGATGTTTCAGAAGGAAAAACATTTACCGTTCCGCAAGAAGATGAATTCCAAGATATTGTTGGAGTTATCGAAGAGGCAACTGATGGAGATTATTTTAAATTATATGGTACTAAAGACGGTAGCCAAAATGAATTTGAAGATTATATTTTAACTAGACAATCCACAACAGGCGATGATATTACTGTGTTTCATGATGTTGAAATTAGAGAAGTACTTGGATTAAGTAGTATTTCTACTTTTAATACAACATTTGTTCAAACTGAAGAATATGACCAACCTATATTATTTAGACCTATTATTAAAAACTCTAACGTTGCGTCAGGATTCTTTATTAATTATGTACTTCGTATTTATAATGAAACTGATAATACTCAAATTGTAAAGAAATCTACTTTATTTTATAGAAATACTTCTAAATATGGTAAGAGATTATCACAAGTAAATTTAGGTTCTAATGCTATAAATAAGATTTACAATACTTTGGCTGATACAAGTTCAAATAGAAGTTTAACAAACTTTGTTAACTCAATTAGACCAAGTGTTGGAGAAACTAAATACGTTCCAGTTGCGGTAGATACAACTAATATTTTAGCAGGAAGTAGCCTAGTAACATTAGATGGTGTAACTATTAATCAGTTAGCGAACATTCAGTATTTTTCTGATGGAGAGGCTACTATTACTCTATCAAAAGTTTCAGATAACTTTGTTAAATTTAAAGTTGCACAAAAAGATGGAGATTCAACAAAGTCTGTAAGTTTAGTAAATGCTGAAAATATTGAACTAATTCTTAAGAGTGGTAATATTTTAGCAACTATTAATCATGATCCTTCTTTCCCAGATATTGACTTAGGCGTTGGTGAAATTTTATTTAAAATAACAAAATCTACTGCGGCTAGATTTGATGAATCTGATGCTAACTTAAATGCTGATAAATTTTATATTAACATCATAAACGGTGGTACTAGCTCATTGCTATACCATGGAAATGTAAATATCATCTAATGATTTTAAATAGTAGAAATAATCTATACAACTTTAAGTTTCCTAGAAACTTTATTCCCAAGGAAGTTGCTGACAAATATAAAAAATATTTGAACAGAATGCCTGGGAACATACTTACTGAGCCAATAGATTTTATTAATTATAGTATTCAAGGTATTAATTTGCCTGGAATTAGTTTCGACCCAGTAACTCAACAGAATAACGATGGTACTATTAATTATCATAGAGGAGCTATGCCAATTCAAAACTTAGTTGAGAGAGAATTTACAGTAACGATGCAACTTCTTGACGGATTTATTAATTATTGGATAATGAATGATACTCTTCTATATTATTATAGTTGGGCAAAGAAAGAAGAATATGCCGAAGATTTAAAACTTCAAATTATGGATGCGGAAGGTATTCATGTTATTTCAGCAAGATTTCATCAACCAATCATGAAGTCAATCTCGGAAATTGATTTAAATATGAGTCAAAACGTTGCTGAATTTAACACATTTTCAGTTTCTTTTAATTATAATCAGTACTCTTTGGTGCTAGAAATAGACTAATATATACTATATGAAAACATTTGAACAATATTTATCAGAACAGCAAGTAACAGAACAAGATATTCAACTCCTACAAGAGTCACTTGTTTCAGAATGGACTCCTGAATTAGAAGCTAAAGTAGAAGCTGCTCTAGAACAATTTGTTGCTTCATATAAAAATGAAGATGGATCTTATGATTTTGAAAGATTCAACGAGGAACTAACCAATGAAGGTTTATTAGGATCTATTATTGGCGGTCTAACTGGTTTTGCACTTGGTTCTTCAATTGGTAAAACTGTTTGTAAAGTATTAGGAATCCAATCTGGATTAATGTATGATTTATTAACCTCAAGATTAGTTGGTGCTGCGTTAGGTGCTGCTCTTGGTAAAAGAATCTAAATGAATTTTATAGGAATTGACTTTTCACTTAACTCTCCCGGAGTTGTAGTACTTAATGATAAACTCAGCTTTATTTCTTTTTTAAAGCCTGGTACTGGTACAAAAGCAGACCAAGCTATGCAATCCCATATTTCACAATTACCGAATGTAGTTCTTGTAAATCAGCCGGTCTATCAGACATCTAAAGATTTTTCATCTCAAGAACTTTTAAAAATCAATCGCTTTATTAATATGGCGGATTCAATGATTGAGTTAATCAAAACAAAAATTAACGAAGGTCCTTGTATTTTTGGGTTTGAGGGTGTTTCTTACGGTTCAAATGGTGGAACAAATAATCTTATTGATATGGCTGCTGCCGCCGCTATTTTTAAGTATAAGATAATAAATTCATTTGATAATATTAGTAATATTCTTACAGTTGCACCATCGACAATTAAGAAGCATGCTGGAAAGGGAAATATGGGGAAAAGGGAATTGTGGGACGTTTTTGTCGAAAACCGTTTACAAGACCAAAATTTGTCCGACCTGGAGTTCTTTCAGTATCTACAGACACTTGAAATTGGGAAGTCGGTCCCGAAGCCGCTTGATGATTTGGTGGACGCTTACTTCCTAGCTAATTACTTAAGCTCATTGGAAGCGCTCTAAGAACCTTATCTTCACCTCAAAACCATAACTTATATTCACTCTGCACGGGTTTGTTTCACAAATTTAAAAAAAAGTTTTAAAAAAGTGAAAAAAGTTTTAGGATCTTACAATGTGTAAAGTCCGGAGCTTACAATGTGTAAAGTGAGATATATAGTATGTAAGCTGATAATATTACAGGACGCTGTGAAACATTATCAAATTACACTATATAAACATTATCGTTTTAAAGATTTAAGGTACCTAAAGATTTTAACGTATTAACAAATTTAAAGAAAATTAAAGTATTAAAGACATGGCAGAATTTGACATTTTTAATCTGAGCGTTGACGCAGTCGATACTCATGAAACACAGAGCTCTTCATCAACAAATGACATTTACAAACCTACCGCTGATGAAGGTAAAGACGGAACTTACAAAGCTCTAATCCGATTTGTTCCTAATCCAAAGAATCCCCGCAACTCACTAGTTAAAAAGTACGTACATTGGTTGACAGATGCAGCCGGTGAAGGTAAACTTATTGACTCTCCTTCTTCAGTTGGAGAAAAGTGCCCAATTGCAGATGCATTCTTTAAACTTCGTAAGTCTGAATCAGCTGTAGATCGCAAGATCGCTGATAAATTAAAAAGACGCGAACAGTATTATGCTTTGGTAAAAATTATCAAAGATCCTCAGCATCCTGAATTCGAAGGACAATACAAGATTTTCAAGTTTGGTTACAAAATCAAAGAGAAAATCGATGAAGAATTGAAACCTGCATTCGGTGAACCTACACAAATTTTCGATCTATTTAATGGTAAGAACTTTGAGCTGATTATTACTCGTCAAGGAGATTATAACAACTATGATAAGTCGAAATTCTCAGCAAGCAAATCAGCAGTTGTTGTTGATGGTGAAACTGCAGAAAAGACCCAAGAGTTCATGACCAAAATCAAAACTGAATTAGATGCAGCTCCATCATTGGAACCTTATGAGTACAAAGCATGGGATGAAGAAACTCGCGATTTCGTGAACAGCATTCTTCGCCAATATTTGAACCCAGGTTCTGCAATGGATGAGATTGTATCAAAACCAAAAGCTAAAGCAGCTCCAAAAGTTGAAGAATCAAACGATTTCGATTTCGATACTCCAACATCTCCAGCTCCGAAAAAAGCTGAAGCTGCTCCAGTTGAATCAAGTTCAGTAGATAGTTCTGATGATTTAGATTCGTTCTTGAATGACCTCGACCTCTAAAATATCAGAAGAATTAAAGTTAAAAATCAAAGTCTTAGTTAAGAAAGTTCTACAAAAAGAGCACGCAAACTTAAACAAGACCATGATAAAGGAAATGCCAGGGCGAATAACTCTGGCATGTCCTTATTGTGGTGATTCGCATTCTGACGATAAAAAGAAACGTGGTAATATCTACTGGGACACTCTACAGTATCATTGCTTCAACTGTGGAGAGCATTCTGACGTATATAGTTTCTTAAAGGACCATGAAATAAGATTCGACAACACTGAAGATTCAATTCAGGTTATTGAATGGATCAAAGAGAATAAGAGCGAAACAAATCATGTTGAAGTTTTGCAATATGGAATGTTTGAAAAAATGTTTCAGTTGGCTCCAACCGTAGATGAATTATGTTCTACGTTAAAGATGGTTAAAATCGATGTCGGCGATGCTCCTTGGCTCTATCTTAGAAAAAGGTTACTATCAAACAAATTAGAAAACTTCCTTTTTTCCCCAAGAGATAAACGTATCTATGTTTTAAATTTGGCTCCAGGAAATAAGGTAATTGGTATGCAATCAAGAGCTCTTGTTAAAACAAGCAATTCAAAATACCTAACATACGATCTTGATAAAATCTTAGAATGGATGGAGCGACCAATTGAAGTTACTCCAGAAGAAAAGATTGCCATTAGTAAAATATCAACCTTATTTGGAATCACGCAAACTGATTTTACTCGACCCGTAACTATTTTTGAAGGTCCACTTGACCGAATGTTTATGAGTAATTCAATTGCTCTTTCTTCGGTAGGACGCGATACAACGGAACTTGATGAGGTTCCAACAATTCGTTATATGTTTGATAATGATAAAGCTGGTAAAACAAAGATGCTTGAAAAGCTAAAAGCTGGTAAATCAATCTTCTTGTGGACCAAATTTCTTAAAGAAACTAAAATGAATACATATAATGAAGAAATAAAAGATTTAAATGATTTAGTAATTGCTGCATATCGAAACAAAAGTGACTGTCTCTCTAAAATAAACAATTACTTTAGTAACTCGATGTTAGATGCATACTATCTATAAAAATAGCTTTATCGAAATGATCGATAACGAATTTGAAGATTTTGAAAGACAAAAAGATCAGTTTAAGGGTTTAAAAACTCTTGTTGATTTTGAGGCATCAAAATATGAATATGAAGGAACTAAAATAAGTACTGAAATTAAACCTAAATTTAAACAAAAGGTGAAAACTAGTATTTATATAAAACCCGATAAAAACAGCAATAGCTTATTTTAAAATAATTAATAATGGAAGTTGAAACTAAACCAAATAAAATACAGCAACTAGATGAGTATTTAGCAGCTCAAAGAGCTGAATGGACTAAGAAAATCAGAGAAGTTGCAGATGAATTAAAGGCTGGAGTTAATCTTCCCGAAACATCTTCATATACTCTTAGCTATCGACAAATTTTAGTTGATATGATGGCATCTATTAGCTCTAAGATTAGAGCACAAAAAGCAAAACTAGATAGAGAATATAAGACCGCTTGGATTGGTTATTACAACTATGATTATAAACTTTCAGATGGACAGCGCGTAAGATTTATTGAGGCTGATTTATCTGAGGACTATCAAATACTAGAATTGTTAGAGAATCAAAAAGATTTCTTTACAAATTCTGTTAAAACGCTTGATAATATTGGATTTGCAATTAAGAATCGAATTGATATGAAGCAACTTTAAAAATACAAAGATGAGTTTTGGTAATTACACTAACAGATGATAATAGGTTTTTACGAATTGATGAAGCTGATGAACTTGAACTCGAACAATTAAATTTAAGTCTCACCAAGCGAATTGATGGCTGGAGGTTTAATCCTCTAGTCAAAAGGGGTGTTTGGGACGGGTACATTTCATACATTAAAGATAATAAATGGATTCCTGCAGGTCTATGGAAATATGTCATGGAGGTTTGCAAAGAATACAACTTTGATTTAAAAATTAATGGAATTACTCGCATATTTGATCGAAATATCACAGCAGAAGGATTTGAAAAATGGGCATATGATTTTTTCAATGGCTATAAATTAACACCACATGATTATCAAATTGATGCAGCTTTTAATATTCTTAAATTTAAAAGATGCTTAGCAGAATTAGCAACATCAGCTGGAAAGACAATGATTTCCTTTATGACAGTTGCCTATATGCTAGAAAAACAAAAAGCACAAAAAATTCTTTTTATCGTACCAAATGTTTCTCTTGTCGTTCAGGCAAGTGAGGACTTTATTGACTATAATTGGAAAAACCAAGTTAAGATTAGAATTCAACAAATCTATTCTGGTCAAAAGGTTAAACCGAATGCAAATGTGGTTATTGGTACATATCAATCCCTAATTAAAAAAGAGAAAGAATACTTCGATGAATTTGATTGTGTAATCGTCGATGAAACACACAAAGCCAAATCACAATCAATTAAAGATATTTTAGCAAAATGCAGAAATGCACACTATCGATTTGGTCTATCCGGAACAATTCCAAAGGATGGATCAATAGATAAGCTAACACTGATGTCTCAAACAGGTCCTGTAATTACTGAAGTAAAAGCAGCATATTTACAGCAAGAAGGCCACATTGCACAGTGTCGTGTAAAAGTAATAGAAATGGATTATGCACCAGAAGCAACAAAGAAAGCTTTCCAAGAACTTGCTCAGAACAGATACGAAAATAAAGATGTCTTCCAACTCGAGCAAAACTACATCATCAACAATGATGCACGTCTTGACTTCATTGTCAACGTTATTTCCAGAGTACCAAGGAATTCTTTGGTTCTTTTTCACCGAATCGAGCATGGTAAAAGGTTATACGATGCATTACGCCAAAGAAGTCAAAAAAAGGTTTTCTATGTTGACGGTGGAACAGATTCAGATATTAGAGAAGAGTATAAAAAGAAGATGGAACACGGGGACGAAGTTGTCATTGTTGCATCTTACGGAACTTTTTCAACGGGAATCTCGATTAAAAAGATTCACAGCGTCTTCTTCACGGAATCATTTAAATCAGAAGTTATCATTAGACAATCAATTGGTCGAGGACTTAGACAGCACGAGTCAAAAAAAGAAGTAATAATTGTAGATTTTGTTGATAATTTGTCAACGGCTGATTGGGATTGCTATCTTTATAGGCATGGACAAGAACGACAAAGAATCTATAATCAAGAAAAATTTAAATTCGACGTTAAGAAGGTTACATTTGACGGTTCGGCATAAGTAAACTTTAGTAAATTCAAATGAATATATAAGATAAGATTAAAAAAATATGAATAAAATGGAACTAAACAGAATTTCATCATTTAAATCTTTTTCAGAAATGAAAAAACAGCAGGATGCTGTAAAGACTGAACAAGATAATAAAAGTAAAAGAGTTAAATCTCTTGAGAAAATTTCAGCTATCTTAGATGAGTTAGAAATTTCAGACATGTCAGAACTTGACGAAGAAAAGAAAAGAGCACTAGTTGCAAAAATTTTTAATGAAGACCGCGCTGAAGAAATCGAAAAAGAAATCATGGCGATGGGTAAAGAAAAAGATGCAGTTGAAGATGTTCTTAAAAAAGTTGAAGAAGACCGCGCTGAAGAAATCGAAGGTAAAATCAAAGATTTAGGAGAGCCTGAAAAAGAAGATGCTGATGATGCTGAAGAAGTTCAAGCAGATTTATATGAAGCTACAGTTACTCTAGATGCTATTGAGCCTAATGAAAAAGGTCTAGTTGATTTTTGTAAGAAAAAGGGTATTAAGTGGAAAATCGTAAATATGAATGGTCCTGCAGCCAACTATCCAGAAGTTGAATATGTTGGTAAAAAGAAGGATCTTGAAAAAATGATTCAAGATTTCTGGGGAAAAGATAGTGGTCTAGAAGAATTCATCGAAGAAGCATATATTTTTGAAGCTCGTTCAATTAATAAAATTCAAAATGATTGGAGCAAAATTACTGCTGAAATGGCAGCTAAAGCTCAAGAATGGAAAGCAGCCGAAGGCGATGCTAAAGCAGCTTTATTAGATGAATTAAAAGCAATGACTGCTAAGAAAAAAGCTTTAGAAGCTGAATTAAACGATGCAGTTGCTGGTAAAGATAAAGATCTTGAATTAGCAGTTTCTGAAGGAAATGCATTTACTGGAGCTCTTTTTGCTGCAAGAAATAAAGGTCAAAAAACTTTTGAATTTAACGGAAAAACATACAAAGTACATGGTGCTAAGACCGTTAATGAAGATGATGAAGAAGTTCAAGAAGGAAATGCTTTTGGAGATGCGGTTAGAAAGGCAAAAGAAGAAGGTAAAGACGAATTCGAATTCCAAGGTAAAACTTATAAAGTAGAAGAAGCCGAGGAACTTGAAGAAGGAAATGCTTTTGGAGATGCGGTTAGAAAGGCAAAAGAAGAAGGTAAAGACGAATTCGAATTCCAAGGTAAAACTTATAAAGTAGAAGAATCAGTAGTTACTGAAGGTGTAGTTTCTATTAAAGGTGGTAGAATCATTGCACACAAAGTTCTTAATAAATTAGTGGACATGGATCTTATTCCAGTTAGAAAGAAAACTGAAGATTTATTAGAAACTATCGCAGAAGTAATTGCAAATGCTAAAATGGAATCAGTTGAAGTCAACGAAGGTTCACATGGCATGGCTAAGAGATTACTTAACGATATTATTAAAGGAAATACTTCAAGAGCAGAAGGTATTAAAATGTCAAAAGAATTAGCTGAATATTATTTAGATTGGATTGAAAGATCTGAATTCGGTAAAAGAAATTCTGGCTTACCTTTGTTTATGATTGTTAAAGCAAGTTTTAATTGGAATACATTCACAAATAATATACCAAAAGAATTAAAAGACGAAGTAAAAGATCTTCAAGATTATGTAAAGAAAAACGAATCTTTAGAAGTTAATGAAGGTGCTGTAAAGCAATTTGAAATGGACTATGCCGATATGGAGAAATCTATTAAAAGAGGTATTGGTTGGATTGATCCAGATTACGTAGCTACAACATGGGAAAATTCATCAGACTCTTTTCCATTTGAGTTAGTTGCATCTGAAATCTATGGAAGATTAATTAAAGCAGGACTTTTATGGTATGCTGACGAAGAAACTGGAGAAGATAAAGGCGAGCAAGTTAAATCTTTAAAAGAGCTTGGTATTAAAGAATCAGCAGAAGTTAATGAAGCAAAAGCTAAAGGTTTAGATTGGATTATTTCTCAATTAGGAGATAATCCAGAATGTATGGATGTTGCTTCATTCGTATATGATAATTATGATAAAGTAACTGGTCTTAGAAAATCAATGCGCAATGATGAAATGGATTTTCCAGATGAAATCATGGAAGTTGTTGACCACTATGGCTTAGATATTGATGAATTTACTGAATGTTATGGTATGGCAGCTGAATCTTTCGCAAATGAATCATTAATCTCTGAAGCTGATATTAAATCAGATGACGAATTTAAAGAATATGCATTTAATGTTTTACAAAAAGCATTTGGAGAAGAATTTGATGCTGAGAAAGCTCAAGAAGTTGTAGATGGTATTCTTAAGAAATGTGGAGATGATTATGGTGCATGCGTTGGAACTCTAACAAGTTCTCTTGGAGAATCAGTTTCTAATGAAGGAATCGATGTACAGTATTGGGCAGATTATCACGATCATATAGACAGACAAGGAAATTCAAAATATTATGAAAAAAGCCGTGATTTTGATACAATTTGGAAAATTGCAGTTAAATCATGGAATGAAGAAGCTGATGGCGAAGAGAATAAATTACCTTCTAACCAAGAGCCTAAAATTAAAAAATTAGCAAAAGAATTTTTTGATAAAGCTAAATGGATCTCAGTAAACGTTTGCCACGCAATGATTAATCAGGAAACGGTATAATTTAAAAAGATAAATATTAGACCTGAGTATAAAACACTCAGGTCTTTTTTGATTATGAAAAAACTACATACATTTAACAGCTTTTTACTAGAACAATGGAATAGCAAATATCCAGAATTAGTAATGGAAGGTGGTGCAGCCGGGCATATGATGCATCCTTTTGACGATCATGATTTAACATTTGGCGATTTACGCCATTTAGTTGATTCTGCGCTTCAAGGTAATTTAAGTTTTGAAGAGGCACCGACTGAAAAAACAGATGGACAGAATCTATTTGTTACGGTAAAAGATGGTAGAGTTTTGTTTGCTAGAAATAAAGGTCAAATGGCGAATCCAATTGATTTAAAGGGAATCACAGATATGTTTAAGGATCACCCTTCAGCTGGAGTAAGAGATACATTCACTTATGCCGCATCAGACCTAGCAAGTGCACTTGGTTCATTAAAGGGTGCTGATTTAGAGGACTTTAATAATGGAACTTCATTTATGAATATGGAGTTAATTTATTCAGGTAACTCAAATGTAATTAATTATGATCGCGATGTAATTCAATTCCATGGAATTGTCCATACTGATGGTAATGGTAATCAAATTGGATCTGATTCTAGTGTTGCTAGAAAAGTTCAAGCAGCTCTTAATAAAGTTACAGCAGATGTTCAAAAAACATTTCAAATTATTCCTCCGCAAGATTTGCAAATTGGTAAAAATGTTAATTTTGAAGAGAAAAAGTCTTATTTCATGAAGCAAATTGAAGATCTTCAAAAAAGATATAGTTTGGCAGATACTGATGAGGTTTCTAAGTATCATGAAATGTGGTGGAGAGAATTAATTGCTTCAACATTTCCAACTTTAGATGACATTACTAAAGAAGGTTTGGTTAAACGTTGGGCATTTGATGACAAGAAAACTCTCAATATGCGCGATGTTAGTAAACAAATTGGAGCTAGTGAATATAAAAAACTACAAGAGTTCGAAAAAACTGATGCTAAAAAGAAGTATAAAGAGAACATCATGCCGTTTGAAAACATTTTCCTTGAATTAGGATCTGTTGTTTTAAAGAACGTTTCAAACTTATTAGCGGCAAATCCAGACCAAGAAATGCAGAGACTTCATAATCAAATTAAAACTGAAGCTGATAAAATTAAAAAAAATGGTGACCTTTCTCAAATTTCTAAAGTAGAAGCTGAATTAGCTCGTTTAGAAAGAATTGGAGGCATCGAATCAATTGTTCCATCAGAAGGTTTGGTGTTTAAATATAAAGGAAAACTATATAAATTAACTGGTACATTTGCTGCAATAAATCAGCTAATGGGTATTATTAAATACGGAAGATAAAATGGCATTACAAAAATTAAGAGATCTATACCAATCGGTAAATATTAATGAATTCAACTCAATGTTGAATGATAAAATTGTTGTCTCTGAAAAGATCGCAGCCCCTTCTTTATATGTTAGAAGAAGTTTAAATGGATTTGAGTTCTATAAAAACGGATCAAGTGAAGAGCTTTCTCCAATCGATAGAACCATGGTTTCTTTATATGAAACTGCCATTAAATATTTTCAATCAATTTCACATGAAGTTAAGCAAAATATGCCAATTGATTGGAAATTTGGATTTGAATATCTTCCAGAAGCCGAAGCTTCTCCATATCAATATGATACTTTACCTACAAACTATTTAATATTAACACACATTCAGGTTTTAGGTGAGAATAGAAAACCTAGAAAAGTTATTAACGATACTGCTATTCTTAATAAATGGGCAGGAATGTTTGGTGTACAAAAGCCACCCGTTATTTTTGAAGGTATATTACACACAGAACAAAAAGATCGTTTAATTAAATTACTTTCAATGAATGAAGGCGAATTTAATAAACGATATAATAAAGATACGTTTACAAGAGAAGCGTATCATATTTTTAATCAATCTTTAACTAAAAGTACATTAAATGAAAATTTAGATAAAGAAATTGATGGTTTAATAGTTTCTTTTATTGATGGAACTAAAGTAAAATCCTATAAATTAGAATCATTCGATAGACTTAATGAATCAAATGACGATAGAGAGTCTTCTCATATGTACCAGATCACCATCGTTGATTTATTAGAATATATGAATAGTTTTAATTTAGACGAAATTGAATTAACCGAAACAAACCCGGATTTACGATATATTGAGTTAACTTCAGCAATTTACAATCAATATCTTTCTAAGAATGCATTTAAATATGTTGGTGCTAATTTTGATTCTGCTAATTTTGCAACAATTGAGTCATTTAAGTTGAATACAACATATATTAAAAATGAAACTACGCTAGATTATATTTCAAATCCAGTTCTTGCTGAATTGTATAAAATAGTTTTAGGTAGTTTTAGAAAGAAAAGAACCAAGGAATCAACTATTATTTCAGGGTTGGTTTTAAATCAAATTAATGAAATCGTGGATAAAATTGAACAAAAGATCTATGTTGAACCAACTGAAGAAAACGCAGTATTTGACTTTCATAATTTTATAATGCATCATAAAGTTGCAAATAGCCAAAAAATTACTGAAGCATTAAAGATCGATTATCCAGAACAAGGTCGCGAAAAAGTAAATATTTTTGTTGGTAGATTTCAACCATTTACACTAGGTCACGTTAAAGTATTAGAAACACTTAATAAGCAAAATGGATATCCAGTTATTGTATTCTTAGTTAAGGCAAAAACTGCTAAGAAAGAGGATGCTATTAAAAGACCTTATGATGTAGAAACTCAAATTCAAATGTTTAATAATGTACAGAGCGAATACAGATTCTTAAAAGAAGTTATTGTTGTTCCTTCTGCTGCAATCGATGTTATGTTTAATGAACTTAGACCTAATTATGAGCCTGTTTTATGGGGCACTGGAACTGACCGTATGAAAGCTTATGGATATATGGTTAACAATGATAAATATCGTCAAGAACTTGGAGTACTTCCTGAATTTGGCTTATATGAAATCCAAAGAGGAGACGATGATATTTCAGCTACCAAAGTTAGACAAGCACTTAGCGATGGTAATGTAAAAGAGTTTAATAAAATGACTCCACGTTCTCTACACGGAATGTTTAATGATTTAAAAGAGAAATTAGATGCTTCTTTTGCAGCTATGGAATCTATTCAAGTTGAAGAAGATATTTTAACATTTGAACAATTTATAAATAAGATATAATGGGACAAACTTACGGAGATATTAGAGCAAGATTTCAACTTGCATTAAATGAAGCAGCAAGATCGATTGAAGGAACAGTACTTCCGGCAATGCAGAAATTATTAGGACCCGGTAGAATTAATACAAAGAATGGTGGAAAAGATTTAAGATTTGATTTAGGTGGAGATTCTAAAAGCGCACTAAAATCAATCAGTGATGCTCTTAATAAATTAGGAGCATCAAAATTCGATATCGTAACTGCTGGACCTGGAGAATATTCAAATGGTTCTAATTCAGGTAAATTTACAACTTTCATCGTAACATTCGGTGAAGATGTAAAAGATTTAAAAGTTTCAATCGGAGATGTTATTAAATTTGTTGATAATAATCCACCAAGAGGATCTATTAAATCTAAAGAACTTACTCCAACTTCTCTTAATTTACCACAAGACACTGATATGAATTCTACAGTTTTATCAAACAGTGTTAAAAGCGCAATTAACAGTAAGTATAGCTCTAATCTCTTTATGCAAAGTTTTTTAATCGAACTTTATGATTTAATATCAATGCATAAACCTTCAACATATTTTAAAGATCCATTATCAATTTCAGCGTTTTCTGAAACTATCGGATATGATGAAAATGTTAGAGAAGCAATTGATGCTCTTGGTGTAACAGATCTAAACACAATCGGTAAAGATTTTGGTGAAGTTCTAGGAGCTGCATTACTATTAAATATGGTAACAACTCAACATGGAATATCATTTCCTTCTGGAAATAATCCACTAGTAGATTTTTATATTGATGGATATGGTATATCTTCAAAATATAAATCTGGAGCAGCCCCAACCCTATCAAATATTATTAAAAATCTAAAAGCTGAAAATTTTACTGAAACTTCAGAAGTTCAGTTGTACGATTTATTTAAAATTATAGAAAACAATTCAGTAGTCGATGGTTATATTAAAGGCGCTGAATTTATGAATACGCCATCAATTTCTGTGTTAAAGGGATTGATTGGAAATGTTCCATTAGATGAAAAATCTCTAGAAAGTTTTATACAAGCTAAAATGACTGAGCTTGGTAGAGAAGAATTCTTTACAACTTACGTTCAACCATTGGTTAAATCCTCTGGTAGAGGAGTTGACAAATTTGACAAAGTTCAATGGGACAAACTAGATAAAGGTAAAAAGTATATTGGCTTATTTAGTTACTCATTAAGCTTAGAACTTATTGATGTTTTAAATGGTAAACTTGGTGTTGGAGATACTTATATTAACACACTAAGAACCATCGTTGCTAAATTAGATGTTAAACAATTATATATGGATGTGGATCTTAAAAGAGACCAGATTCATTTTTATTTAAAAGGATTTAGCGATGCTAATGCAAAACTTTCATTCGAAGCACCGAACGTATCATCAACAAACCCAGGTAATGGTAAACTAGGTTTCAAAATGAAATAATGATATATAGTTTATAAAAATACTAAAGATTATGAATTTTGAAGAGTTTTTAAATGAATCCAGAATTACTATTAAAAGACAGTATACTGAGAATCATCCAGCTAAGACAGTTGGAAAACATGCTACTATTCGAAATACTGTAATTGAAGCTGTAAAAGATGGTAAGATTTCTAAAGAAGATTTCAATGCTATTCTTTCTAAAGTTTCAGAAGACCAAAAAAGATGGCTAAAGAGAAACGCTGGATTTTTCAACGTTTCCGAAGATGGTATATCTTTAAGCAAAGATGGTCTTAAAATTTATAACCAGATTAAACAAGAAAAAGAAAATCAAAATAAACCTCGTTTCGAAATGAAAAGATTAGTTGAATCATTCTCAGAATTTGTTGAGAACTTAAATGAAGGTACTATAAATGAAGCATTTGCATCAGCAAAACTTGCTAGTATTTTACTTGGTGCCGCAAAAATGCCAAAAGATCTTCCAAAAGCATTCTATGCAATGTCTAAAATTGCACTTGATAAAGTTCAAGATATTGATATTATTGAAATGGATCCAGAAACTGCTAAAAAAGAAAAAAGAGCAAGCGCTGTATATTTCTATTTTACAACTAATGAAAAAGAGAATCCATATTCTCAAGACGATTGGTCAACTAGAACGATTCCAGCAAACTGTTTATTAGCTATCACTGATGGTCAAAATGAATGGATGAATGTTGAATGGCAAAGTAGATATAGCGCCAGAAATAACAATAGAATTTTAAAGACAACCAAAAGAGATGATTCAGCGGGTATTGCAAAATCTTCTGCTAGTTCTGCATACGGTTCTAGAATTTCAAGCTTAAAACAAGTTGTTGAGCTTGCAGATAGAGCATATTGTCTAGACCTAGAAATTCTTAGAGCAAGATATTCTACAGCAGCTATACAATCTGAAAGAGCAGCTGCAAAAAAAGGAGCAATCGCATTCCAAAACGACAAAGATTTCAAAGCTGAAAACTTGAAAAGATATAATGAAATTTTAGCTACTAAAGCTGCTGAATTACCATTAGATTCTCTTGTATCTAAAGCAATTGAAACTATCGCAGATCAAATCAAAGATGGTTTAGCTAAAGGTTTAAAGGGAAGATATGATGAACCTATTATCGGAACAGATCCAAAAGGAAGAGAAGTTAGAATGAGTGATGCTGCAAACTTAATGAGAAACATTCTAGATGAGTATGGCAGATATGTTGGCGATGTTACTAACGCAGAGAGAGAAAAAGCAGCTGGTTATACCGGATCTTACTATGAAGGTAGTATGAAACAACATGCTAAAAATCTTCAAGATTACATTAAGAAAATTGACAACTTAAATTACGCTTGGTAAATATGAAACACGTAAAACTATTTGAAAGTTTCATTAATGAAGCTAGGAAACAATATAAAGTACTTGATGTTACTGTTGACGGAAATCCAGTTATTGAATTTCAAAATGGAACATCATGCTCAAAATGGATCAAAGACAATAAAGAATCTGTTATTGGTGATGTGAAAATGGGAGCATTAGATACTGATCAAAATAGAATTGTTGGTACTAGCAGAGGCCCATATTGGGTTATTGTTAAACCAGATTTTGCTAATGAAAACTTTATTAATGAAGCTTCTAAGCCAGAAAAACCAGCAATTTTAGTAAAATTGTTTAAAGAATTATCTAAGGCTAAAAACGTAGAATCATTATCTTGGGGATATGATGCAGATGAAGAGTTTCCACATGTTGTGAAATTTGAAAATGGATTAGAAGCGCAATCACCTAGACATGATGGAGAACTAGAGCAATTTTCATTCTATTTAAATGACGATGGCAAAACTATTCTCGGAATTTACGATTTAAGTGGATATGACCAAGAACTAAAAACAGTTAAAGATGCCGTTGAATGGTGTCGTGCCAACGAATATTAATAAGATATGAAACACATTAAGCTATACGAAAACTTTATTGCTGAAAAAGCATACCAGTTAACTGGAATCTACGGAGCTAAAGGTATTATTGGAAAAGTTCTATTTGCCTTTAAGAAAGAAGTAGAAAAGATTAAATATGAAGGTGATGCTGATGCAACTTTAGCTGAACTAAATGAAATTTGGTCATACTGGGCAGATCGCGATGGTTCTAAAATCATTGAACAAGAAGTAATGAAAGTTGTAAAAGATAAAGAAGCTATAGTTTATATTACAGCAACTTTATCAAATTCACAATGGATTGCCGATGTTGTTAATAGATTAAATACACCAACAGGTACAGAACTTTTTGTTAGTTTAAAAAGTGATTTTGTAATTAATATTGGTTTTGCTGATGATGTTGACGCTAGCAAATTTGATCGTAAGCTTGGTGGAATGACAAACACTGCACTCTTCGTATCAGCTACTACAATCGTCGGTGATCAGGACAAGCAAGTTGGTTATAATAATATTGAAATTAGAAACAGCGTTTTCTTATCAATAGATGCTAAATAATTTTTATGCCGAGCACAAGTAAAACACAACAAAGACTAATGGGAGTAGCGTATGCTGTTAAAGCCGGTCATATGCTAATCTCTGATGTTTCAAAAGAATACCAAGACAAAGTTAAAGATTTAATCAATGGAATGACATTGAAACAACTTAAAGACTTTGCATCAACGCCACATGAGGATCTTCCAGAAAAAGTTAAAGAAGCACTAGGTTTTGCTACTAATATTGGAGGACCTCAAAGCGTATTCATGCCAGGAGCTGGTATGGGGGCAGTTAAATTACCAAACTTAGGAACTGGCGCAAATGGATCTGGAGATGTTCCAAAGGGAGCAGGTTGGGCAGAAGATGAATACGAAGAAGAGAAGAAAAAGCGTAAGAAAAGAGAGGCTGAAGCCGAAAAGAATGAAAAACCGGTAAAAACATTCGAGCAGTTTGTTTTTGAAAAATTAAACAAACAAAAGTAAATCTATAAAATATTATGATGGAATTACTTTTATTAGGATCTAACCGAGGTAAAAATTGGGAAGTTATGGCAATCGAAAAGATTATTAAATCAATCGATTCATGCCAGACTTTAAAGCAATTAAGAACTTGCAAAGCTCTAGTAAATAATTTCATGTTTGCATCAATTATGACCGGAAAAGACGAAAATGATGCAGTTCTACAATTAGTATCTTCGCAATTATTTTTATTACTTAAAATTAAAGAGACATCTCTAATCACTAGTCTCTTAGATGAAATTGATTCAATGGATTTAGAATCAATTAGTTTACAAACTCTATAATTTTTTCGAAACTTTTTTGTAGTTTTAGATATAAGTTCTAAAGCAGCAAATATGAGTATTTTAGAAGAAGCAGACAAGATTGTCAACAATCGTTCAGAAGAAGCAGATCGCCAATATGGTCCATTTTCAGAAGGCATGGATCGAGCAGCAATGATTTTTAATGGTATGACCGGACTTAATGTTACGGGTCGTGAAATGTTTATGGCGCTAGTAGCGCTTAAATTCTCGCGTGAAAGTTATAATCACAAACGAGATAATTTGCTTGATGCAGTTGCGTATATTCAAGGTTTAGAAAATTATATTAATGAAAAGAACGAAGGAACAAAGAAGTAAAGACGTTTTAGAAGTGATCCATTTTCCAATGTGGATTCTTAAAGATTTAGCGTGGATGATGGGATTTGGTGTTTTAAGTTTAACACTTGCAATTCCAACAATCATAATCTCGGTTCTATTAATTAAATGGAGTGATAGATTTTTCGAAAAGATGGAAAATATATCAATACTTTGTTGGTTAACAGCAAACACTCTATGGATGTCACATGAACAATTTAATGCTCAGACCAAAGAGTTAGCCGTAATAATGTTTAGTTTTGGCATTATTATTTCATTTACATATTTACCATCTCTTATTAAAAAGCTTTTAAAATGATAAGCATCTACGATATAAAAGATTCTTTACTTGGTAAAAAAGTTGCAATAGATGATGTGGTTACTACTTATAGTTCAAAACCAGAATCTCATAAATCAGCATGGACATATTTATTAATGTCACAATTAAAGAGTCTAGGTATTGATGCTACCGTTTTAACCAAAGATGTAAATGTTCATAACTATGACGTTTGGTTAGTAGCTTTACCAATGGAATTTCAAGGAAGTTACAATTTATTTGGCGGTGCTAATGATGAAACTGCAATTAGAATGCAAAGGCTAATAGATTTTAAAGGATCTGTGTATTGTCTAAATAGACAAATGCCAGACATTGGAGCATTTGCTAAAAGCAGAATGAATGCATGTACTGAGATTTGGAAAAATCTTGATGTTGAAACTTTAAGTACAAAATCAGTAGAAACTCAGACAATAGATACAACTCTAAAGTCTGATATATTTGTGTTAGGTGATAGCCATTCGGTTTCAGTTTATGTACCAGGCTCAAATATCAGTCGAAATGATGGCAAAACATTATTTGGAGTTATTAAAGAAGGTATGACAACCTATATTCCAGAAGGAACTAAACACCTAATTACGTATTTTGGTAATATTGATATTCGACACCATTTATGCCGACAACCAGATCCGGTTAAAGCAACTGAAGATTTGGTTAAGAATTATGTTGAACATTTAAAATCTTTAAACATTCCAAAGATTAGTGCAGTCAAATTATTACCAATAGATCATGAAGAACGCAGAATTCCAAAAACTGGATTCTACAAAGGAACACCTTTTTATGGATCTTTAGAAAAAAGATTAGAAATTTGTCGAATTTTTAATCAAAAGCTGAGTATATATCTAAGTGAGGCCGGATACGAATTAATCGAATGGCCAATCGAATGGTATCAACTTAGCCCTAAAGACTATGCGGATATGTATATGGAAAAACCCGGATCGGTGCACCTTTCAAGGAAATATTATCAATATGACTTTGAAACCGGAAAAAAGAATCCAGAACTTAAACCAAAAGTTACTAGCCTATTTTGAAACCTTTTATAAATTATAAGTATAACTTAAAACAAATTACTAAAAATCATGAGTAAAATTAAAGTTGCAATTATTGGTACAGGAAATTGTGCCAAGTCTCTAGTAGAAGGAGTACAATTCTACACCGAAAATGAAGCAAACATCGACGGTATGATGCGTAGCGACATCGGTGGATATGGTGCAAAAGATATTGAATTCGTTTGTGCTTTTGATATTGATGAACGTAAAGTAAATCAACCATTAGGTGTTGCATTGAAGCAGCGTCCAAACTCTGCATGGGACATTGTTCCAACTATCGATTCTACTGCTCCAGTATATGAAGCACCAGTTATTGATGGTTACGCATTGTTAATGGATGCATATCCAGAAACAAATCGTTTCTTGGTTTCTGAAGAGTTGAGAAATTCAACTGAAACTAATCGTACTGAATGGACTGATAAAAAAGACAGACAGTGGAAAGACAAAATCATCTCTCAATTAAAAGAACATGAAGTTGAGGTATTGATTAACTACTTACCAGTAGGTTCTCAAGCAGCAACAGAATTTTGGGCAGAAATTTGTCTAGAAACTGGAATCTCTTTTGTTAACTGTATTCCAGTATTTATTGCATCTGATCCAGCATGGGAGAAACGTTTTATCGACGCAGGAATTCCATTGATTGGTGATGATATGCGTTCTCAATTTGGTGCATCTATCTTGTCTCAAATGTTACAAGAACTTGCATTCGAAAGAGGCCACGTAGTAAGAGCACATATTCAACGTAATGTTGGTGGTAATACTGACTTCTTAAATATGGAAGATAAATCTCGTTTGAAATCTAAAAAGATTTCTAAAGAGAATGTAATTCGTGCTCAGAATGATATTCGTGGAATCTCAACCGAAGGTTCATTCTTACATGCTGGTCCTTCTGAATATATCTCTTACTATGGAGATAATAAAGTTGCAAACTTCCGTTTAGAACTTGAAGGATTTGGTGGAGCACCGGTTATTTTTGATGCTCAACTATCTGTACAAGATAGTCCAAACTCCGCAGGAGTTGTAATTGACGCTCTACGTTATGTTAGAGTTGCAAGAGAAATGGGAATTGTTGGTGCTCTTCGTGGACCATCTGCATTTACTCAAAAGACACCACCTCAACAAATGATGTTTGTTGACGCTGTTCAAGAATGCGAAGCTTTAGCAAATCGTAAACTTACTAAAGTTACAGAGAAACAGGTTAAGGCTTAATTAATCCAAATAGATGGAGAGTTTTGCTCTCCATCTTTTTTTAAAAAAGAAAGAAATGAAAATATTTGCATACGATTTTGATGGTGTAGTATCAATTGGTGTTTGTCCTAGATATAGTGACGATGTTATTATTACTGGTCGTTGTCAAGAAGAAGCACCCTATGTTTTTGAAAAACTATCTGAAATGGGAATCTCAACCAATGTATATTTTAATCAAATGACATTGGCTGAAAGAGGAAATCATAGTGTTGAAGCTAGAGTATTCTCTGGAAAACATAAAGCAAAAACAATTAGAGAATTGGCAGAACAGGGAATTATTGTTGAGCGTTTTTTCGATGATGATGAAGTTCAAATTGCTGTGATTAAACAAGAACATCCAGATCTTGACATAGTCCATATTGTATCAAATTTAGTAGAAAAATAATATAAAATATGTTAAATGATTTCCAAAAGGGATTAAAGAAACATTACCTTAGGTACCTAAATGCAACTGAACGCGTCGATAATAACATGATTACCGATTGCATTATACATTACATAAAACCAGAAATTGATTATACTGGTAAAGTATGTTTAGATTTAGGTGGTAATATTGGAGGGTTTACAAAGATTGCAATTGATGGTGGAGCTCAAGCTGTTTATACGGTTGAATGTGATTCTAGAAACTATGAAAAAATGATGAATAGTTTTAGAAATGAGCCAAAGGCAAACATCATACACGGTGCAGTTTCTGGACAAACATGCCCAACTCTTAGAATCTATAAAGGTAAAAGTAAACAAGCGCATTGTTCTACTTCAATTATGAAACGTAGTCAATTTTCAGATTATGATGAAGTAAACAATTTTAATATTCAGGAGTTATTAGACAAATATAGACCAGACATTATTAAAATCGATATTGAAGGAGCTGAATACGAAATTTTACAAGCTGTTGAAGCTTATCATCCAGAAGTTTTATTTGTTGAACTTCATATGGGTAAAGTAAAACGATTTGCTGAACCTGCAATTGAAAGATTGGTTGAATTATATCCAAACCATAATCATGTACATGCATTTACAGTTTTTAATAAAACTGCTGGATATGATTGTTGGTTTAAAAAATAAAATAATATTATGAGTAATATAATTGAACAAGTCAATATGGACGTTGTAAAAGACGTTGGACGATTCTTTAATAAAGTAAATGAAAGAGCACTCTATAATATGGGTGTTCTTGAAAGTTACGACAGCGGTGGAGACGATGCTCTTGGAGAAACAGTTGAATATTTCCATCCTCAAATTACTCTAGACGATCGTATGAGATATATCATGGAGAACATCGTGTATGCTCCAATCTCAATGGATAATATTATTTGCAACACAATTATTTCTCACTTCTATGGAGCTCGTGGAATTCACCAAGTATTAACAAGAGACCCAAATCCTAAAACAGCTTTAGTTGATTTTGAAAGACTTTTAGTTGATAGAGAATATGAAGATAAAATCCGTAAAAATTTAGAAGATGCCGTTTCTTTAGGTTTACCAATCTATGGAAGTACGGAATTACGTACAAGTCTTTTTGGTGCTGCAAATAATTATGTTGCTCAGTTAAGAAATCAACCAAGAGATGCTCATAAAATCAATATTCTATTATGGGTAGCATCTTTTATACCTCGAGGAATCACAGGTAGAATGGCCCAAGTAAAATCTTTAAGTGAGATGTATGATATTATCTCCTCGCTTGAAGGTGTGGGACAATACTACGGATATCACTGTTCAACGTCTAATTCTGTAAATCCAAGAATTCCAATTAACCATGACGAAAGATTCTGTGTTCCTGGTCCTGGTGCTAGATATACATTAGATCTTATGTTTGGCGAAGGATGTGATATTCCTTATGGCGATAGAGTTATTTGGTTCCGAGAAAACTACAAAGATCTAATTGGAGACATTCCATTGCATGAATCCACGCATAATGTTTACGTTGATGGTAAGAAAATTTTCCAAGAAGAACAAAACGATCTTAAAACTTATGGTTGCGAAGTTGGTCTTTGTCAGTATGGAGTTTATTACCGACTAAGAAACAATCCGCATTTAATTAGCCGTCGAAAAGTAGCCAGAACCGATGATTCAGTTATGGAGTACTTTTTTAATAATAATTTTGAACAAAACGCGCTTTTCTAATATAACTATTATGAAAGCAAGTAATATCAAAAATTTATTCTTAGACGATTTTAGGCATCCATACGATTGTATTGCATATATGCCTGCTCGCATTGGACTTGCGGCTGCTGATTATACCCAAAAACAGTGGGATATTGTTAAAGATTACAATCAATTCGTAAAATGGATTGTAACTAATGGAGTTCCTGAATTAGTATCTTTTGACCATGATTTAGCAGATGAACATTATTCTCCAGCAATGTGTGGAGATGGCGCTGATTATCCGCAAGAATTTGAAGAAAAAACAGGTTTAGACTGTGCTAAATTTTTGGTAGAGTATTGTATTGACAATAAGTTAAAATTTCCAGAATTTCATGTACATTCAATGAATCCTGTCGGATCTGAAAGAATCAGAAATTATATTCACGATTATATTAAATTCGTAAACAATAATAAATAAAACTATAAAATAGTATATGGCAAATATTGATAATGAATGTAAAGATTTAGAAGTAAATGACTTCTATGATAAATCTACAACACACTTGGCGGATATAATGAACCACCAAAAAGAAATGCAAGAAAAAACTTATGGCTTTGATTTTGATAACATGACAATCAGAGATATTATGAATTTCTGGCATGTTAACACTCACGCAGTGCTTGATGAAATTCATGAAATGACCGATGCACTTGGTGGAATTAAAGATGGAGATGGTAATGCAGTATGGAAGTATTGGAAAACAGCTCATACAAAGTATGAAAACCTGAAAATTTCCGATCTTTCAGAAAACGATCGCAAAGAGCTTTATATGGAATGGGTAGATATTCTGCACTTCTTTATAAATTATGCAGCATCTATTGGATTAGATGCAAAAACAGCATACAATTACTACTTTGCAAAAGCAGAAGAGAATAAGCAACGCCAAAAACGAGGATATTAATGTTATTAGATATTGAGCAAAGAGATAAAGAGGTAATGATCTCTTTTTACAATAAAGAAGGTGAAGTTGCATTTAAGAGATACCCAATTAATCAGTATCAAAACTGGTTTGTTTGTGACCAAAAAGAGCGCGAAGCAAGCCAAAAATTTAAAAACTGGGACGGCAGAGCAATTAAGTTGCAGCCGTCCCGTCAGTTTAATAAGTTTTCGCTAGTATATTTCATGGACAGTCTTTCTGAAAAAGACAAAGAAGAAATTTACGCATACAATATGCCAAAAACTTATTTTGTCGACATTGAAACTGAGATTGTTGACGGTTTTCCAAGAGCTGAAGAAGCAAAATCAAGAATCCTTACTTTTTCAATTATTACTCCAAATAAAAAGGCAATCGTATTAGGTTTAGAAGATTTAAGTTCAGAACAAATCTCTCAAATTGAAAAAGATACTAATGAATATTTTAAATCATTAGACACTGATTGGACTTTTCAATATATTAAGTTTAAAACCGAGTATGACATGGTTTATACATTTTTGTATAAATTTATGCCTAAGTTTCCAATGATGACCGGCTGGAATTTTATTAATTATGACTGGCAATATATTGTAAATCGTTGTAAGCATTTACAAATTGACATTGCTGAATCTGCAATTACAAAAGCAGTTGATCCAACTGATTCAAGACCATTACACATGGGTATTCTTGACTACATGCAACTTTATGATAAGTATGATAAATCTGTAAAAGTTAAAGAATCAAATTCACTTGATTATGTTTCTGGCCAAGTATTAAATTTAAATAAAATTAAATACAATGGAGGCTTACAAGATTTATATCGAGACGATTTTAAAAAGTATGTTTATTATAACGTAGTTGACTCCGTTCTAGTATATTATATTGATAAAAAGTTAAAATCAATGGAAGTACTTTTAACTCTTGCTAATATTACTAGAATGCCAATTTATAAAGCTGCTTCTCCAGTTGCTGTAACTGAAGCATTAATTGCTCGTAAGATGGCAGAATCTGGATTTAGAATCGGTTCAGAACAACGTGAAGATGGTAAAAAAGAAACACAATATGCCGGAGCTTTTGTTAAAGAACCTAAAGTTGGTTTCTATGCTGGAGTAAGTGCATTTGACTTTGCATCTCTATATCCATCAATCATGCGACAGTTTAATATTTCTCCAGATGCCTTTATTGAAAAGGTACCTGCTTCGAAAATTGAAGAGCGTCGAAAAGATAAAAATGTTATTGTTTGCGAGAATGGTGTTGTTTATAATAAAGAAGATTCAATGTTAAAAATGATTCTTTCTGATTTATATTCAAAACGTAAACAATACAAATCAACATCATACCAGTTATACGAAAAAGCAGATTACTATAAAAAGTTATTAGCTAAGAAAAAAGATTAATTCCCGGTATGAGTCTAGGAAGATGACTTTAATATATAAAGAAATCCCTACAACACTTGGCCTGGAATAACTATCTAGGCCATTTTAGTCTAAATTAAAAGCAAAAAAAATTAAAAAAATGGAAAATTCAAAATCATCATTATTTGTTGAACGCGTAGAGTATAAACCCTTTGAATATCCAATGTACTATACTGAAGGATGGCTTCCAGTAATGCAAGCTCATTGGTTACATACTGAAATTTCAATGCAAGGCGATCTTAAAGATTGGAATGAAAACTTAACACCATCTGAAAAGAATCTTGTTGGTAATATATTATTAGGATTTGCACAAACCGAATGTGCAGTTTCAGATTATTGGACTGGCATGGTTACTAAATGGTTTCCAAAACATGAGATTAGACAAATGGCGATGGCTTTTGGTTCGAATGAAACAGTGCATGCTGTTGCTTACTCATATTTAAATGAAACTTTAGGATTAGAAGATTTTGCTGCATTTCTTAAAGAACCATCAATTTCTCAAAAGTTTGAATTCTTATTAGAAACTAGTAATGATTATAATCATTTAGATTTACAACACGATTCTTCTGCTAGAAAGGAAGTAGCCAGATCACTTGCGATCTTCTCTGCTTTTGCTGAAGGCGTTTCACTATATTCATCATTTGCAGTTTTATATTCATTCCAGATGCGCAACCTACTTAAAGGTATTGGTCAGCAAATGAAATGGTCAGTTAGAGATGAATCATTACACTCAAAAATGGGTTGTCAGTTATTTCGACACATGTGCGAAGAATATCCTGAACTAAAAGGTGCAGTTCAATCTCAAGTAGAAGAAGCTGCAAAATTAATGGTTGAAATGGAATTCCAATTCATTGATAAAATGTTTGAAATGGGAGACCTTGAAAACATGCAAGCAGCAGACCTTAAAGAATTTATTAAGAAAAGGGCAAACGAAAAACTTAATGAATTAGGATATGAAAGCATTTTCCATTATAGTGAAGCAATGGCTAGTCAATTAGATTGGTTCTATCACTTAACTGGAGGACATACACACACTGACTTTTTTGCAATTCGACCAACTGACTACTCAAAGGCAGGAGAAGATGAGAATTGGGACGCGGATGACATGTTTTCATAAGAATAAATAAACAATACAATTATATTTTACATGGATCAAATTAATCACGGAGAACAACTGAACTGGGAACTAGGAGTAGATTTCCCAGTTTGGGGTAATACAGAAATTTATGTTAAAACAATATCAAAAGGATATTTGTTAAAGGGTGAAACACCTAAAGATGCTTATTGGAGAGTTTCAACTAGCGTTGCAAAAAGATTAGGAAAGCCAGAATTGGCAAGCAAATTCTTCGATTATATTTGGAAAGGTTGGTTAAACTTAGCTACTCCAGTTTTATCAAATACTGGTACAGAAAGAGGATTGCCAATTTCATGTTTTGGAATTGATGTAGCCGACTCAATTCAAGATATTGGTTCTAAGAATTTAGAGATGATGCTACTTGCAAAACATGGAGGTGGAGTTGGAATTGGAGTAAATCAAATTCGTCCAGCAGGTTCTAGCATTTCTCAAAATGGTACATCAGATGGAGTAGTTCCATTTATTAAGATTTATGATTCTACTATTTTAGCAACCAACCAAGGGTCTGTTAGAAGAGGAGCAGCATCAGTTAACATCGATATTGAACATGGTGATTTTTGGGAATGGTTAGAAATTAGAGAACCAAAGGGAGATGTTAATCGTCAATCCTTAAATATGCACCAATGTGCTGTGGTTTCTGATAGTTTTATGGCTAAATTAGAAGCTGGAGACAAAGAGTCAAGAAAACGCTGGGCTGCGGTTCTTAGAAAACGTAAAGCAACTGGAGAGCCATATATTATGTACAAAGGAAATGTTAATAGAGCAAACCCTGAAGCGTACAAACAAAATGGTTTAAAAGTTTATATGACCAACATTTGTTCAGAAATTACTTTACACACTGATGAGAATCACTCATTTGTTTGTTGTTTAAGCTCATTAAACCTTGCAAAATATGATGAATGGAAAGATACTGATTTAGTATATACGTCAACATATTTTCTAGATGGTGTTCTTTCTGAATTTATTAGTCGAGCAAAATACATGAGAGGATTTGAAAACTCAGTTCGTTCAGCTGAAAAAGGTAGAGCATTAGGACTTGGAGTTTTAGGATGGCACACTTATCTACAAGACAGAAATATTCCATTTGATTCGCTTATTGCGCAATTTGAAACTCGTAAGATTTTTAGTCAAATCAAAATAGAGTCTGAAAGAGCAAGTAGAGATATGGCAACAGAATTTGGAGAACCCTTATGGTGCGTTGGAACTGGAATGAGAAACACGCATTTACGTGCAATTGCTCCAACAGTTTCTAACTCTAAATTATCTGGTAATGTTTCGGCTGGAGTAGAACCTTGGGCAGCAAACGTATTTACCGAACAAACAGCTAAAGGAACTTTTATTCGTAAAAATCCAACCTTAGAAAAAGCTTTATCTTTTATCAAAAAGAATAACAAAGAAACTTGGGATCAAATTTTAGCCGATGGCGGATCAGTTCAAGGTTTAGATTGGATGGATGAATATTTTGTTCGTGTTGGTGAAAAATTAGATGAAAAAGCAGGCCGCCCAATCCATAAAGATAAAATGAATGAATTAGAAAATGTTCATAAAGATGAATTTATTCCAATGAAAGATGCGTATAGAACTTTCAAAGAAATTAATCAAATGGAATTAGTTAAACAGGCTGGAGTTAGACAACAATACGTTGACCAGGCAGTTTCTTTAAACTTAGCATTTCCAAATGAAGCAGAACCTAAATTTATCAATCAAGTACATTTAGAAGCCTATAATCAAGGTATCAAAACTCTTTATTATATGAGATCAGAATCAGTACTTAGAGGAGATATTGCACAAAGAGCAATGGTTGATTGTTTAAGTTGTGATGGATAAATAATTTTTAAGGTGTGGTTTGAAGACCACTCTTAGGACCGGGACTAGTTCACGGATACTGGGCAGGAATTCGCTACTCCTGCCCTTTTTTATGTGAAACAAAAGGTACATTATGAATATAATTATCAATAACAAATGTTTCTAAAAGTTTAAATCACATGAAATTAAAAATTGACAAAGTAGATCAAGCCAATTTTATTGGTTTTGTAAACAGGTTGAAATTGATTGATTCGTTCATCTATTTCAAAATTAAAGGAGATAACCTCCAGGTTGTATCTTCCGCGTATCTTCCGCAGAGAGATGCTGTTAAACATAACGCATTTCCAGCAAGTGAAATTTTCACAATCACAGAGGCTACGCCAGAAAAAGAAATGAAAGTTGCATTTTTTGATGCTTCTAAATTAATTGAAGCTTTCAAACAATTCGACTACCAAACAATTCAAGGCGAAATTGAATTTGTTGAAAATGAAGAAGATTTAGTAGCATCTAGCTTTAAAATCTTTAATGAAGATTTGGAAATTACCTTATCTTGTTCAGAGCCATCATTGGGTTACAAAGACCTTACAGATGCTCAATTACAATCTATCTTTAATGTAGAAGGTTCTGATTTTGTATTCGAATTAAGCAATGTAGAAGCAGGACGTATTAAATCATTGTTCAATCTTGATAAAGATGAAACGTTCACAATTACAGCTGGCGATGGCGGTGTTAAAATGAGCGGTAAATCATACAACAAATTAGTAAGTGTTGATTATGAAGGTGAAGCTGGAAGTGTTACAGTTTACAAAAAGTACTTAAATCTCTTGGATAAAGAAGATTATAAAGCTTATGTATTTGGAAACCGTGTAGTGCTTCGTTCAACTGAATCTGCCACTCTATTAACTATTGCAACTTGCCAAACCGCTGATTAATGACAATTGAGGAACTACTAAATAAACCTGAAGATCAACTTACTAGAAACGAGTTAGAAATCTTGGCCACTCATTTTAGCAATGAGTCGGCCAAGTTTACTGCGTATGAACAAGCAGTTAAAGTAACTCTAAACTCGATCTATGGAGCCTTTGGTAACAAGTGGTTTCACTTTTTCAACATCGATATTGCAGAATCTATTACACTACAAGGCCAAAATGCAATTTTATATTCGGCTAAAATTCTAAACAAATATTTCCAAGAATTCTTTATTAAAGATACGGAAGTTCATAAGAAATTAAATATTAAAGTAAAAAATAATATTTATAAAGAAGCTGTAATTTATATTGATACTGATTCAAATTATGTTCAATTTGAAGAAATGTATGATTCTATTGAATGGCTTGGTGAAAAGATGGACATCGCAACTTTTATTTTAACAATTTATGATTTACGAATTAGAGATTATATTGTTAAAGCATTAGATAAATATGCATCTTCTAAAAACACTGAAAGCTTCTTACAGTTTGAACTTGAATCAATAGCGTATTCAGGAATTTGGATGGCTAAGAAAAAGTATATTCAAGATATTGCATGGGAAGATAAGCTAAAAACACATGAGCGATATCCTTCTTTGAAAAAGGTAAAAGTTATCGGATTTGATTCGATTCAATCTTCAACACCAACTTTTATTCGTAAAAAATTAACTGAAGCATTACAAATTCTTTTTACAGAAAAGCCAACAACAGAAACACTAACAAAAATTGTTAACTTTCTAAAGAAAACTAAGAAAGAATTTAAAATGGCCGACATCGACGATATTTCTTTTAATAAAAGGACTAATAACATTGAGAAATATATTGTAGATGACCATATCGAATTTCAATATGGTTCTAAATGTCCACCAAATGTAAAAGCTGCTGGATTCTATAATTATTTACTAAACAATAATCAAAAATACAAGAATAAGTATAAGTTAATTGGTAACGGTGAAAAACTTAAATTGTATCATTGTAACCATAAAAATTGTGAAATGTTTGCATATTTCCCAGGAGACCATCCTTATGAAATTGCTCCTCCAATCGATTATGAAGTGCAATTTGAAAAAAGTATGATTGATCCGTTAAATCGAGTATTAGATTCTATCGGTCTTCAAACATTAAATCGTAACTTAATTTATTCAACATCATTATTTTAATATGGAACATTTAACAGTAATGCAGATTTTGGAAGCAATGGTTAAAAATCAACCAAATGATATGGAACTAGGCAAGGCCGTCCGTAAATTTATATTCCAAATTGAAAATGCAAAAATAAATTCTGAAAAAGAAAACAAAAAAGAAAAAGATGCTTGATATATCACAACTAAGTCCAGAACAAATTGAAATTATACAAAAGTATAAAGATTTGTATTCTAGAGTAGGTTCATTAAAAATTCGCATGGAAATTCTTAAACAAGAATTATCTGAAGCAATAAAAGAAATATCTGAACTTAGAGAAAAAGAGCATGAACTCTTTGACAATCTTGAACAAAATATTACAAAAAATACAGAAAACAATGGCTAAAAAAATAACATCATTCACGTTTGACGATATCAACGCTGAATTATCAGAATTAAATCCGCTAGGATCCATTATGGAAACTTCAGATTTCTCTGAAGTAACTGAATGGCTAGACACAGGAAACTATCATTTAAATGCATGTGTTTCTGGTAGCCTTTTTGGTGGATGGCCGAATAACCGATCTTGTTCAGTAGCTGGTCCTTCAGGAACCGGTAAAACATTCTTAATGTTGAATACTGTACGAGAAGCAATCAACATGGGTTATAGCGTGATCTATTATGATTCTGAAGCTGCAGTTGATAAAGATCTAATGAAGAAATTTAACATTGATACGACTAAAGTTAGTTATCAACCTGTTAATACGGTACAAGAGTTTAGAACTTCGGTAACTTCAATTACTAAGAAAATGCAAGAGGCTAAAAGAGGCGGAGCAGAAATTCCAAAAATTATGATTGTCTTAGATTCTGCTGGTAACTTAGCTACTCAAAAAGAAATCGAAGATGCTGCAGCCGGATCAGATAAAGCAGATATGACTAGATCAAAGGTTCTAAAATCAATCTTCCGTATCATTATGACACCACTGGCTGACTTAAAGATTCCGTTCTTATTTACTAATCACACATATCAATCACAATCCTTTATACCACAGCAGATTGCGGGTGGTGGAACTGGACCTGAATATGCAGCATCAATTGTACTTATGTTAAATAAGGCACAATTAAAAGATGGAGCAGAAAAAGTTGGTATTATCGTAACTGCTAAACCTGCTAAGAATCGTTTTGCCAAACCAACTGCAATTAAATTCCATTTAGATTTTACTAAAGGAATGAATAAATTTGTTGGACTAGAGCAATACGCTACATGGGACATTTGTGGAGTAACGAGAGGAATTATCGATCCTAAAACCAAAGAAAAAATTAAGAAAGATACCGCTAAGACTTGGATTTGCGAGCACTTGGACGAAGTAGTTGCAAACAAAGATTTCTTTACCGAAAAAGTATTTAATCAGCAGGTATTAGAAAGAATTGAAAAACATATCCAACCATTATTTAATTATAATACAGCCGGAGATGACGCAGGATTTGACATCGATGATGTAATAGATTCAGAAGATTAATATGCAACCAAATGTCTATAAAATAGATGAAGACAAGTTGCCGATCAAATATATCTTAGGTATTGAACAACAATTTCCAGATTATCCAGATGCGTTCGATATTGTTTATAGTTTTATTCAACGAGCTATAAAAAATCCAGATCGGCACGGAGCTTCTTTTACTAAACATGCTCTATTAAACTATCAAGCAAAAGGTAGAGAAGAACAAGCATTACGAGGCTTAGATAAAGCCATTGAACTAGGTATTGTTGAATGTACTTGTGAAACAGAAGGCAAAGAATCCTATACAATACTTATAAACCCATTCATATGAATTTCGGACAAGATTTTGAAAAAATATTCTTTAAATTATCGTTATCTAAGCCAAAGTATTTAGAATCTATTAAAAAAGGTTTTTATACTTCAGAAGAAATCGATACACTACATTATTTAGCTACGAAATTCCATAATAAATTTCATGAAGTTCCGAGTTGTGAACAAATGAAATTATTAACACAAAAAGTATCTAAGAAAATTGAACCAGATATGGTTGAATTAATTTACGATGCTGATTTAAAACAATATGATGAGGAATGGTTAACATCTACTGCCGAAGCATGGATCAAATGGAGAAACTTTGACACAACATTAGTTGACACGATCGAGTATATCAAATCAACTAATGTTACTCCTGAAAATGCAGATCAAATTATTTCTAAAGTTAAAACATTAATTAATGATAGAAACTCATTAGTGTTTAACTCAGATATTGGTCTAGATTTCTTTAACCCAGACCACCATATTCATAATGAAGCATCTAAATTTCCAACGCCATACGTTTTCTTAGACCGAATTCTTGGCGGCGGTTATGATAAATCTGGTACTTTAACAGTTTATGTTGGAGAACAAAACATTGGTAAGTCTATTTTCTTAGCAAATGATGCAGCGCACTATGTAAAAATGGGAGTTAATACTGCAATCATTACTGCGGAAATGTCGGCTTATAAATTTATGCGAAGAGTTGGTTCTAATTTGTTAACAATTCCAATGAATGAATATGAAGAAAAATCAAAGAACGTTGATTTTATTCGTAGAAAACTTGAAACTGTTGGTGATGGATTAACTCCTCCTGGTCAACTGTTTGTCAAACAATTTCCAACATCTCAAGCAACCGTACCAGATATTGAAGCATACTTAAAGCAGATTGAAGAAGAACGTAAAATTAAATTAGGTGCAATTGTAATCGACTATATTAACATTTTAGCAAATTACAGAAATCCAAACTCTGAAAATACGTACTTAAAAATTAAGCAAATTGCTGAAGATTTACGAGCAATGGGAGTTCGCAATGGTTGGTTAATTGTAACAGCAACACAGATCACGAGAAGTGGATATAATTCTAGTGATATTGGTATGGGAGATGTTGCAGAATCTGCTGGTCTATCTCATACTGCCGATGTTATGCTTGGTATCATTCAAGATGATATAATGAGAGCAAGTTATGAATATTGGCTAAAAGTTTTAAAAATACGTGATGGTGAAGGAAAAGGCATGAAATGTAAATTGAACATCAATTATAATTATATGCGTTTAACTGAAACTGATGAAATTACAAACTCAAATTTACATTCTCTATAATGCAGAAAGAAGATAAAATATTTAATAATACGTTTGAGAGCACTGAATTTGAACTCAATAGTTCAATATCATTCGAAGTGTCCAAACAATTTTCTGATGATAGATCAGAAGACGAGAAGATTGAGTTAGAAATGATCCGTAGAGACATTCATTCTACTATTATAAATTCAAGGTTCAAGCATTTCAATGATTTAGACGATATGCATGATACCAAGAAATTAAAGAAGTTAGATATTAATGAAATCTATGAATTTATTGTTGATGAACTTGCTAAGAAATATTCACTTATTGAATTATTTAGCGAAACATGTGATTATTTCAATGTTCATCCTACAAAATTCTATTCTTCCCTTGGTAATAAATTTAAAGAAGATTTAATTCAAGAACTAGATAATCGCACAAATGTCTTGAAACGTAAAAAAATAAATCGATTGTTCTAATGATTGACGAAAAGACGCTAAAACTTCCGGTTAAAAGAATATGGATCCTAGGTGATATGCACCTGGGAGTCCGTGCAAATTCAGCTGAGTGGTTAGAAATACAGAGAGAATACTATGATAATGTCTTTATACCTACACTTGAAAAGAATTATCAAGAAGGTGACGTACTCGTTCAAGTAGGAGACGTGTTTGATAATAGACAAAGCATTAACTTAAAGGTATTACACTATGCTGTAGATTTATTTGAGCGTCTTGGTAAAATTATGCCAACCCATGTTATCTGCGGAAACCACGATATCTGGGCTAAAAAGTCAAATGAAGTTACTTCAATTGATACATTAAAATGGATTCCTAATGTTGGAATCTATAAAAAGCCTAAAACATTTAAATGGGCTGATAAAACAATTTTGCTAATGCCATGGAGAAGAGATGCTGAACATGAAGCAGAAACACTAGCTAAATATCCCAAGACCGATATTGTATTCTGTCACTCTGAAGTAACTGGTATTAAATTAAATGCAAAGGTAAATAATCAACATGGCAATTCAATTGAAACTTACCAAGATTTTACCGCAGTTTATTCAGGACATATTCACTATCGACAAAAGAAGGGTAAATTAAGAATGGTAGGAACTCCATACCAGCTAACCAGATCAGATTCAAATAATCCTAAAGGATTTGATTTAGTAGATTTAGCTACAATGGAAGAAACATTCTTTGAAAATACAGTTTCTCCAAAATTTGTTAAGTACAATTTAGCAAACTTATATAATACTCAATTAGGAGAATTTAAAGCAGAAATTGAAAACAACTTTGTTGACTTATATGTTCCTGCTTCTATCGCTTCATCAAATGCTTTATCAAAGCTAATTAATAAAATTCAGAAAATTAGTCGTAAAATAGAGCCGAATATTTATGATGAAGAAAACTTTTTAGACAAAGATTTTTATGACCTTGATGAAATTGAGGATCTATATAAAAATTATAATATTCTACACCTATGTAACGTTTATGTCGATGGATTGGGTTATGACGATCAAATGAAACAAGAAATCAAAAATCGTCTAAAACAATTACACGACCAATGTGCGTACAACTATGATGCTAACCAATGAGAATAAAATCAATAGAGTTTAAGAATTTTGCAAGTTATGGAAATAAGTCACAAAAACTCGATCTAACTGAAGATAAAGCTGAATTATTTCTGACAACTGGAAAGAATGGTGATGGCAAAACTACCATTGCCAATGCAATTATATATGCACTATATGGAAAATTAGAGGGTGTTAAACTTGCTGATTTGCCAAATAGAATTAACAAGAATCTACTTGTTAAAATCGTAGTTCAATGTAAAAACATTGAAGTAGTTATTGAGCGAGGTTTGGCTCCAACAGTATTTAATGTTTCTCTAAATGGAGTTGAGTATGATAAGGCTGGTAAAAGATCAGTACAAGATTATTTAGAAGAGGAAGTGTATGGTATTCCATACCATGTGTTTAAGAACATTATTATTTTATCTGTGAATGATTTTAAATCATTTTTAACGATGTCACCTGGTGATAAGAAACAGATCATAGATAAGATGTTTGGTTTTTCTATCCTAAACGATATGCAACGAGCGATTAAAGAAGAAAGAAAAACTATTAAAACTGATCTTGATGTTTTTGATCGAGAGCTAAAACAAATTAATGAGAACATTGAATCAGTACAAGAGAAGCTAGAAAAATTATTAACTGATTCTGATCAGAAAAATAAAGATCGAATCGAAGAATTAAAAGCATCTCTTGTTACAATGAATGATGACAAGAAAAAGCTAGAAGCGGCTAGAGATAAAATTAAATCTTCACTTGGTACAAAATCAAAAGAACTTGAAACTTCTCAATCAGCATATTCTAAATTAAAGTATGAATACGCCGAATTAAAAAGAAAGTTAAAACTATATGAATCAAATTCTTGTCCAACTTGTGAAGCTCCTCTGTCTTCAGAATTTCATATTGAGAGAAAGAATGAAATAGAGCATAAATGTAATTCTATGCCAGATCAAATCGAAACATGTGAATTAGAAGTACAAGGTATTAGTGATGAAATTACAGCATTAAGAACTAAAGAGCGCCAAGTTTTAGAAAGAATAGGTAATATGAGTTCATCAATTGATAATTTTAAAAATGAATTATTAAAGATTAAAAATAGCCTAAGTGAAAATAAAGAGTTCGATCATTTGAAGCAAATTATCGAAGATTTTCAAACTAAAGAATTAGAAAAAGGAAATCAAAAAGCAACCCTAAATTCTGACTATATTTTCTTAGAAGCTGTTGAATCAGTTCTTGGTGAAGATGGTGTTAAAAACTTGGCAGTAAAAACAATTCTACCAGGTCTAAATGCAAATATTGCAGCAATGGCTTCAACAATGCACCTACCATTTCATATCCGTTTTGATGAAAAATTCGACTGTATTATTAACCATTTAGGTGAAAATATTAATCCAATGACTCTTTCAACCGGAGAGAGAAAGAAGGCAGATTTTATTGTTATTATTGCAATTATTAAGATTCTAAAGCTAAGATTTCCTCAATTAAATCTTTTATTCTTAGATGAGTTATTAAGTTCGGTAGATCAAGATGGTATTTATAACATTTTAAAGATTTTGAGTCAGGTAATTAAAGAGAGCAAGATTAATACATTTGTGATTAATCATACTGTCTTACCTCACGAAATCTTTGATAAGAAAATTCACATATATAAAGAAAATGGATTCTCTAAGTTTGATATTGAATCTATCGAATAATATATATGAAATATGGCATCATACAACGTTAAATACAATTCAGACGATTCGGTTATCCGACATGTAATCATTGGTCTTCTATCTGATTTGAACAATAAAATTTATTTTTATCGTCAATTAGATGCAAATACTCGTGCCGTAATTGATGTTCCATTTTACTATTCAATCAGCGGAGATGACCAATTCTTAAGAGATCATTTTCTTTTTCAAACTGCGGTTGGTCCTGACTGTGTTCCTAATAAAGCTTTTGCAGATGGGAATTATGAATCAGTTCCAAGAGGAGTTGCTAATTTAAAATCAGTACAAATTGACTCTGCTAAACTAGTTAATCGTAGAAATAGAGGAAGTTATTCAAGATTAGATGAAAATGGATCAATGCAAGGATATACTGCTGAATTTGAAATGGTTCCAGTTACGATGGCATTTGATTTAGAGATTATAGTTTCTTCTCAGCTTGATGCATTTAAAATCACTGAACAGCTAATTAAAAAGTTATATAAGTCTAACTATTTCTATGTTGAGGTTGGTCATTTAAACGAAGGAACCTATAAAATAGCATCATATTATGCAATGCCGGACGATTATAGTCCAGAAAGACCAATCGGTTATACTTACGAAGATAAGGGTAAATATAAAATAGAATTATCAATAGAAGTGAATTCGTTTATACCGTCCTTTGATCTTGGCGATGGATATGATTTATCAGATGTTTTAGGATTAGACACAGGTAATGATCCAGATTTAGTAACAGGTAGAAGAATTAGATCATCTGGAAATACTGAAATGCATGTTGGTAATAGAATGTTTGAAATTAGATCAACTATCACCGAACAGAAGGTCGAAGAATTTAAAAGAGGTTACCTCGGTGATGATATAAATATTATCGATCAGAACGATCTTTAAAATAGATATATAATAAAAGAAAAAAACAAGAGCTAAAATGAATAAAGGCATTCTATCTCCAATCAATCAAACAGAAAACTCAATCCAGTTCTATTTAAATGGAAGAGTGTTTGAAATGATCGGTTCAGAAATTAATGAGCTAGAGGTTAATAAACTATCAGCTGATTTTGTAGAAAAAATTAGAGCAATCCAAACTTTCAGTTTCACAAATGAAAATGTTAAATGGTACTATGGTGCATCAAGATTTTCATATAATATTACTGAAAACAAATTTACTTGGGGAAGCAGTGAAATCCTAGGTGAATCAGTTGCAAAACACTTAATTGCAGCAGGAGCTGTTAGATATGAACACAAAATAACTGCAGAACTTTTTGAAAAATTACCAGCTATTTTAGAATCTTTCATTATGTTAGATTTCGTATCTTGTTATGAAGGTAATGGTAATAAAGTAGATTTAATGAAAACTGAATCTGGCATTTTTGTTGCTAGAATTAATGAAAATACAAGAATTGCAAAATTCTTTAAGGCTGAAAATGCCGTTTCTGCTGTTGAATACGTTAAAGAACAAACTGGACACGATGCTAGTAATTTCTTAGTAGATTTATTAGAAGGAGAATCAGTTGAATTAGCTACTAAAGCAAAAGAAATTTTAGAATGCGAATCAATGATCGTATTCTTAAAAGAACAAAGAGAATTATTAGCAGAAGCTGATAAAAAGATTTCAGAAATTAAAGAAGCTGATAAATTAATCAGTGAAGAAATTAAAGTATGGGAATCTAAGATTGCTGAATTAAAAGCATAAGATTTATATAGATTTATTTGGAGAAAGGGACGCTATTGCGCCCCTTTCTTAGTTTTAGAAACAATTTTACTACCCGGTGTATAATACCTAAAAATAATTAAATAACGTGGCTGAAAGAAAACCAAGAGCAAATAAAAATTATCTCAATAATAGAGATTTCTATGCTGCGATTGTCGAATCGAAAGAGCAGGATAAATTAACTAAAGATGCCGAAAAAATGCTAATTCTATTAGCAGAAAAGGCAATTAATAAATTGAGATTTGTTAATGATGACGATCGAATGGATTGTTTACAATTTGCAATTTTAGACTTATTAAAATATTGGAAAAATTTCAATCCTCAGTATACTAACGCATTTGCATACTTTACGGAAATTGCAAAACGTGGATACGCCAAAGGTTGGAATAAAATTCATCCGGTAAAATACAAAGGTACAATTTCCTTAGATAGAACTTCAAATGGAGATTCAGAAGAAGGTGGTGGTATCTATAGCATTTAATGTCAATAAAGAATGTAAAACCTACTAAAAAATCAGGATTCGTTCAAGGATATTTTACTCCTCAAAATAGAGAAAAATATGTTGGACCAATGCCTATCATTTTCCGTTCTAGCTGGGAACGGAAATTTATGATGTGGTGCGACAGGAATCAGCAAGTAATTTATTGGTCTAGCGAACCAATTCAAATAAAATATTTCTGGAGATTAGATGGACGAGAGCATACATATAGCCCAGATTTTTATTTAAAAGTATTACAAAACGATGGAACGGTTAAAGAGTTATTAATTGAAATAAAACCGGAAGATCAACTTAGGAAGCCAGAACCTCCAAAAAAGAATTCAAAGAAATCTCTCGACAGCTATAAATTTTTAGTCGAGCAATATACAAAAAATCTTGATAAATATATCGCAGCCAAAACCTATTGTGCTGGAAGAAATTGGAACTTTCAAATATTAACCGAAAAGACAATAAATGGGTTACATTAAGGATCAGATTAGAGACATGTTTAGAGACAGTGGTGGATATGCTAAAGCAAAAAGTATAGCTACTAACTGGTTTCGAGATTCTCTTACAGCTAGAGAGGCGTTAGAGGCAAAGCCAACTAGAAAGCGTTTTGAGCCTGGTAAAATTTATGTTTTTAAATACGAGAATCCAATTACTGAAGAAAAATTAAAATGGTGGGATAAAGCCCCAGTAGTTTTAGCATTAGATACTAAAGACCATACCGATATTGGTATTAATTTAAACCTTCTACCTGCTAAATTTAGACAAGCATTACTTGATGCGATTTATGAAACAATGAAATCTAAAATTAAAAACGCAACAAAAGGAACAAATGCATCCGATGCTAGAAAACAAAGACCACTTCTCGATCTTAAATATGAAAATGCTAAAAGATTTTTAGATCGTTATGGGTTTGGTTTTGCTGTTAGAAGATATTTACCAAATCTTAAGAAAAATCAAGCTGTTGTAAGTTATGAGAGTTGGGGTAAAATTGCAATATGTGAATTTGCAAAGATACATGGTTCTACTGTTGGTGAAATCAGAAAAGAATTTCAAGAATATAATGCTAATTTTAGAAATGAAGAGAAGCGAAAAAGAATAGAAGAGGCAATTGCAAAAGCTAAACCGAAAGAGAAACCGGCTAAAATGAAAGACAACAAGAAAAAATCTTAATATATAAAACAATAAAAAACTAAAGCTATATGGCTGGATTTGTAAATAAAAATGGACCCTTTAGTGCCAGAAGACCTTTTAATCTAAGTGACGGATTAAAAAGGTTATCTTCTTTTGGTATGTACTATGATGATTTAGTACTACGACAATCTCAAGCAATTGGTCCAGCAGAAGATCAATTTGGTTACGGCCAAATGAATGTGATGGGTATCGATAATGACGACATTTATGGAGCATTTGCAGCTTTATCAATGGCAGATACAAACATGAGAAAGAACATTCCGTTCTTTGACATGAATTATAAAACAAAGAGAGATGAATTACGTCAATTCTCAATGTACGATGAAATTGAAGATATTTTAGATATTCTTTGTGATGAAGCGGTTGTTTATGATGAGAAAAACTTTATTGCAAATCCATCAATTATTGGAATGGAGATTTCAGAGGAAGTTAATAATTATCTAAATAAAGCATTCCGTCAAATTTATCAATATTTTGGCTTTGCACAAGATCAATCTGCGTGGTTCTATTTCCGCAAATGGTTAGTTGATGGTTATCTTGCATTTGAAATTATCTATAACCCTGAACAATCTGAGATTATCGGTTTTAAAGAAATCGATCCTATTACATTAGTTCCAGCATATAATAAAGAAGATGGTAAAAAAGTTTGGATCCAGTTTAAAGACGATCCAATCAAAGAAAGAAAATTATATGATGCGCAGATTATCTATATTTCTTATTCTTCAATTACCACAGCTTCTAGAGTTTCTTATGTTGAAAGATTAATTAGAGCTTTTAACTTATTAAGAGTTATGGAACACACCAGAGTTATTTGGGCTGTTACCAATGCCTCATATAGAATGAAATTCATTATTCCAGTTGGAGGTAAATCTAAAACACGTGCTAAACAATCGTTAGCACAATTAATGAATAACTATAAAGAAGTTGTTGATTTCGATTGGGATTCAGGTATGCTGAAAACTAATGGTAAACCAATGCTTCAATTTAATAAAGAATATTGGTTACCTTCTAAAGATGGTGAACAACCAGAAATTGAAACTTTAGGTGGAGATGGACCAGAATTATCAGACACTGAAGCTCTTAAATATTTCTCTGATAAGTTAAAACAAGTTTCTAAAATTCCATTTAATAGATTTATGTATGAAGATGGAGGCGGAGACTTTAACTTGGCAGCAGATGGTATGATTCGTGATGAGATTAAATTCTCTAAATTTATTAATCGTTTAAGAAGCTCATTCCAAGAAATACTTGTAAAACCACTATACTTACAAATGTGTTTAAAATATCCAGAATTTTCTGATGATCCTGGATTCAAAACTCAAATTGCATTGAGATACAATGAAGAGAACATGTTTGCTGAGTTAAAAGAAATGGAAATAATGGAAAAGAGATTAGACTTTATTTCTAAAATGAACCAAGACCTGATGATTGCTAACCCAATGACAATGGAAGAAGAACATTACTTTGACTTAGAATTCTTGGTTGACAGATACTTAAAACTTTCCCCAGACGATAAAGCAGCTAACGAAGCGTATAAAGCTAGAAAAGATGCTGAAAAAGCCGAAGAACCACCAGCAGATCCAATGGCTGCAATGGGCGGTGGCGGAGGAATGGGATTCTAAATTTTAAACAAAACCAAAATGAAAATGAAAATTATTAAAACATTTGAAGAATTCGTTGCCGAAGCAGAAGCTTTAAAAGCAGAAGATTCTAAAGTATATGTAGAAGATGTTACATTAGAAGACGGCACGGTAATCAAAGCTGCTGAAACACTAGGTGCAATTGCAGCCTCAGCAACAGAACAAGAGTTTGAAGATTATTTCTTTAATACTTATGGTCAAGACGCTTTCAAAACTGAAGAAATGTCTAAATTAAAGACTTTTTACAATGAAATGAAAGAAGAAGAGAACAAAGAAAATCAAGAAGACGATAAGAAAAAAGAAGAAGGCGGTGCCGATGCAGAAGCCGATGTTGCTGACGCTGAAGCCGGATTAGAAGAGCTTTAATGAAAAATTAAAAAATTGAAAAATCAATCAGATATATAAAGAAACATAGTGTCTATAAATATGACTCCACAAAGTAAACTACTTATTCTAGAAAGGTCAAATAGTACGTTGACCTTCAACCAAGAGGATTCTGGTGCTTATGTACTAGAAGGCTGTTTTGGTGAGATTGGTGTTAAGAATAGAAATAACAGAATCTATACTGAAAGCGAATACCTTCCTCAAATCGAAGCTCTACAGGCTAAAATAGGTTCATCAAAATTACTTGGTGAACTTGATCACCCTCAAGCATTTGATATTTCTCTTAAAAACGTATCACACGTTATTGAAGAATTAACTTATGACAAAGAAAGCAAAAAAGTAATGGGTAGAATTAGGCTACTTGATACTGATGCTGGTAAACAAGCAAAAGCATTAGTTGATGCTGGAGTACCTCTTCATATCTCATCTAGAGCAGCTGGTGTCGTTGAATCAGACGGCAAAGTAAAAATCAAACAATTATTTACATACGATTTAGTTGCAGATCCTGGATTTGCTAATGCTGAATTAAAAAGAGTAAATGAGGCTTTTGGTTTTGAAGATGAAGGCGATATTCTAATTTATGAGATAAATAGTATAGAAGACAACCAAACACAAACCATAGAAGAAAACAAAATGGAACAATCTAGATTTGTAAGTACAGAAGATTTTAACAAATATTCTAAGTACTTAGCAGAAGAGATGAAGGGTATTAAAGAATCACTTAAGGAAAAGAACGAAGGTACTTTTGCTAAAGAAGTTGAAAATCTTAAAGAATATTCATCATACTTAGCTGAAAAAATGAATTCAGTAATTGAATATAACAATTATTTAGCTGAAAAAGTAGACGAGTCTATTCAACACGGAGATCATGTTGCTGAAAAATTAGACCAATCTATTCAATACAGTGAAAAAATTGGTGAATCAGTAAACCAAGTAAAAGAATACTCAAACTATTTAGCTGAGGCATTTAACGAAGGTGCAACATCTCATGATAATATGCTTAAGTATGTTACTTATTTAAAAGAAAGTTTAGAAAAAGTAACTGAGTATGCTGAATATATTGCTGAATCAGTAAATAAAAACTTATTAGTTGAAGCTGATGGAGAAGAAGCTGGTTTACCTGCTGAAAAAATTAAGAAAATGTCTGATGACAAAACTCCAAAAGTAGAATTTGATGGCAAAAAACAACCAACGGGTGAAGATGCTATCGAAGATACAGCTAAAGAATTAGAAAAAGATCTTAAAGATTCTGAAGCAGAAGGCGAAAATATTGGTAAAGAAGTAACTGAAGCTGCTGGCGAAACTGGCACACACGCTGAAGATCTTAAATCTACAGAATTAAAAGATACTACACCTCCAGTTGTAGATGGCGAAGGCACTAAATATGCTAAAGCTGAAGACAGAGCTGAAGATGATTCTAAAGAATTAGAAAAAGATATTAAAGATTCTGAAGCAGAAGGCGAAAATATTGGTAAAGAAGTAACTGAAGAAGTTGATAGAATGGATGCTTATAAGAAAGCAATCACTGAGAAATTACAAATTTTAGTTGAAAAAGCAACTGCAAAACCTGCAACAACTCCAAACTTCTTTAAATTTATTTCTGAATCAAAAGTTGAAGAATTCAATGCTTTAACTGATGAAGCAAAAGCAAAAATTACCAAAGCTGTTGAAGGTAAAGGTTTCTTAACTGAATCTCAAATCTATGCATTATGGAATAATGCAGTAGCTGGAGCTCCAGTTGAAAACGAACCAATGGTAATCAAAGCTATGCCTGCTGAATATAGAGAAACATGGAATAAATTATCTGAAAGCAAAAAGAATCAATTACTTGCCCAGTCTAAATATCATAAATTAGAAACTGAATATCAAGTAAGAAACTTCTGGCAAACAAGAGATTTAAGAGAAACTGCTCCAGTAATGGAAAAAATTGAAGTAGTTAATGAATCTGCTAAAGCTGAAGAAAAAGTTTCTAAATTACCATACAACGTAGATGGTATGAAAGAAGAATTTGCAAAAAGATTCAAAAAGTAATTTTTTGAAAAATTGGAAAATTTGAAAAAATTCACAAATATATAAAACAATCGACGATATTAGATAAGAAGCAAAAATCTAAGCATGTCGAGCATAACGCTAAAAACACAAAAATAAATTCATTTAAAAAATGGCAAATTTAATTAATGAAGCTGAAATCAGAGAGACATGGTCACCGATCATCGAATCTGCTACTGGTATCAATGATGCTTCTAAACTAGCTTGGATGTCTGAGTACTGCCACAACCACAAGTTGTACGAAGACGCAAATATGATGTCACTTGGTTCTGCAGGTAACATTTTCGGTATGGGTGCTGTTGCACTTCCTGGTGCCGTTGATGGTGTTGCAAAAGGTTCTGGTGATAAAGCTCCTACATTGTTACCTTTAGCAATGCAAGTAGCTGCTCAAACTATCGGTTTAGACTTAGTACCTGTTATTCCTATGGCTGGTCCTATGGGTCTATTATCTTACTTAGACTTCGTTTACGAAGGTGGTAAGTTAGCTGGTACAACTACTCCTACAATTGTTAAAGCATCTGGTACAGGTCTTGCTTTAGCTGATATTGATTCAGGTACTCAAGGTACTCAAGTTGGAGCTGTTTTAATTGGTACATCTCGTATCGATGGTAAAAACATCTACAAAATCAATGACGCTGGTGAAGCTTTCGTAACTTCAACTGCTGGAACTGTTGCTGATCTATTTACTGTAACTTCTGGTTCAGTAACTGTAGAATTAGTAAAAGCTTTAGAAGATCACATCCCTAGCTTCTCTGGAGACGCTAACGGTGATCCTTTCACAAGAGGTGTTGGTGAGCAAACTAACGAAAAAATCATGGGTCTATCTTTATTCAGCAAAGCTGTTGAAGCTAAGACTTTCCAAGTTGCTGCTGCAGTAACAAGAGAGCAGGTACAAGATCTTAAGCAATTCGGCGTTGACGCTGTTGCTCAAGTTGAAGCAGTACTTGTTAACGAGTTAACTCAAAACATCAACGACTTAATCATCAATAACATCGCTACTTTAGGTACTACTAACTTAACTAGAGCGGTTGCTGCTGGTGAATTCGCTGCAGGCGCATTAAACGTAAAATTAGTTGCAGCTGCATCTTTCACAGGTGGTCAAACTGAAGGTTCTGAGCACAGAAAAATCTTAACTGGTATTTTAGCTGCTGCTAACTTGATCGCTAACCGTGGTCGTAGAGGTGCAGGTAACTTTGCAGTTGTAGGTCCTCAAGTTGCTACAGTTCTTCAAGCTGTTGCTGGTTTCGTACCAAATCCATTTGCTAATACAGTATCTCAAGCTGCAGGTGCAATCTACCCAGTAGGTTCAGTAGCTGGTGTACAAGTTTACACTAACCCTAAATGGGCTTGGAACTACAATCACGTATTAGTAGGTAGAAAAGGTGATGGTAATGGTCCTGGATTAGTTTTCATGCCTTACTTAATGGCTGAATCAGTACAAACTATCGCTGAAGGAACTATGGCTCCTAAAATTGCGGTTAAATCTAGATTCGCTCTAGTTGAAGCTGGTTTCCACCCTGAAACTCAATACGTTAAGTTCAGTGTTACTAAAGCAGACGGTACTGCATTTGCTAACCTATTAAACTTAGCATAATTTTACTTAAGAGTATAATACTTAATAGTACAATTTTTATAAGAAAGGCTCTCCAATTGGAGAGCCTTTTCTTTTTTACCTAGAAATGTAAATATATAAACCATAGTCAAATAAAATATTGAACAATGAAAAAATTAAACTTCAATTCTTGGTATTCAAACATTCTCGAGGCGGTTAATACTCCCGAACCGGTTGCAACAACCACTGATAATACCGACGCACCAACAGTCGACACTGCTGCAATTCCTTCAACTGGAAACTTTTCAAGAGAAGAAATTATTAGTGATATCGACACTATCATGACTAACTTATCGCAGTTAGCATCACAAGTAAAAGAAGAATTAGAATCTATTGGCGATTCAGTTCTTAATGAAGCTGGAGAAGAAACAGCAATGGATAAAATTAAAGATTTTCTTTTTGCACCAAAATATCGTAATATGCAAAAGAAAATCAACAAAATGAAAATGAATGCTCTAGATATGCAGATTGCTGCTGATAATCTTGGATCTGGCGCAGACAAGCCTAAAAAAGATGCAATTCTTGCTAAAAAGAAAACTATCGACAGTCAAATATCTGATCTACAAACGGCTGTTGATGACAAGGCAAAAGATAGAGGATCTTATGTTCAGAAAGTAATTAAATCTGAAAAGATTAAAGGTAGAATGGAACTAGTTAAAAGATCTAGTGGCATGGAAGACGATCCAAAGAAAAAGAAAGATTTAGCATCATCAATGGGAGAATTACAGAAAAGATATGCTGAAGAGCAAGATGCTATTAAAGATTTATCTGATGAAGCTAAAGCTGCTAAAGCCGAAGCCGATAAAAAAGCTAAAGAAGATGCTGCAGCACAAGCAAAGAAAGATAACGATGCTAAAGCTGAAACTGATAGAAAAGCTAAAGAAGAAACTGATAAAAAAGCTGAAGAAGAAGGTGCTAAAGCAGAAATCGAAAAGCTAAATATTAAAAAAGGAGAATTAAAAGCAAAGAAAATTGCTCCAGAAGATAAGGCAGGAGAGGCTCAAAATAATTTAAGCATGGCTCAAATAGATTTACAAATTGCTAAATTGAAAAAAGATGATAAAGCTATTTCAACTGCACAGGGTAGAGTTGGTGAATTTCAACAAGCATTAAAAGATGCTCAAGCTTCTAAAGGAGAAGGAGAACCCGAAAAGAATACTAAAGAAGATTTATTAAAAAGATATAAGAAACAATTAGACAGCGCTAAAGAAGCCGGTGATGAAGAAAAGATTAAAAAGATTCAAGCTGCAATTGATAAAATCTCAGCAAAAGAAAGCTGGCAATTAGAAGGAACTGAATTAGGTAGAATTTATGAAATGGAACTTCGTAAATTAGAAAATCAATTAAAACTAAACGAATCAAGATATACTGGAAATAGTATTGCTGATAACTTTAGAAAATTACTTAGTTAATTAACTTTAGAATTTTTCTTAGCTAATTTAAGAAGCTCTTGTTGTTCATTCAACAGGAGCTTTTTTACATATTTGCGAAATTCAACCGAAGATTTAAGAATTCGGCTGTCGACCATTGGAGCCTTTAAAATGTCATGGTATTCTGGATGAACAAAGTTTTCTAGGCTAAAATCATCTGTTCTAGAAGTGATAGGCTTACCACTGACAGCACATACCCATGGGATTGAGTTGTAATTATCTAATAAGACTTCTTTCTCTACAACACTTCCAGTTGACCAGTCGTAATACATACGATCTTTAAACTTAAATGGTTGTACTGAATGGTTTGCAATTTCTAGAATAATTTGAGCAAACTGATCATCTTGTACCCTTTCTCTTAAAATCGGATGATCGGCTAAGAATCTTCTCTGAAGCCTTGACAGATTTTTAAGTATGATACCAAACCTATTAGAAGGATACGGTCCACCAGTTCGAACGATTTCTGGATATTTTTTACGAAATGCCATATAGTTATTTATTTTTGAAACTAAACGACATTCTGTCATATAAATTTAGAAATAAAGTGCAAAACATGATACATTCACTCTTTACAGAAAAGTACCGTCCTAAAAATTTATCAGAGTTAATTCTCCCAGATCGAGTTATGTCAAAATTTAAAGATGGCATCACTCAGAATATGTTGTTGGCTGGAAGTCCTGGAACAGGAAAAACCTCAACAGCAAAGGCAATTGTTAATCAATTTGGTTTGCCTTACATTTATATCAATGCTTCAACAGATACTTCAGTTGAAGTTATTCGTACAAGAATTACAGATTTTTGTTCAACTATGTCAATCTTAGATGACCAAGGAAAATTTAAAGTTGTAATTCTTGATGAGGTTGATGGTGTATCTGACCAGTTCTTTAAAGCATTACGTGCAACAATGGAGCAATTTGCGAGTAATTCTCGTTTTATTGCAACATGTAATTATGTTAATAAAATTCCGGATCCAATCTTATCTCGTTTTGAAGTTATCAACTTTGATTTTGATAAATCTGAAGAAGTTGAGTTGACTAAGAAATATATTAAGCGAGTTTACGATATTTGTGGAAAGGAAGAAATGACAATTGAAAAACCCGCATTAGTTGAATTTGTTAAGCGTAATTTTCCAGATCTTCGCAGTACTCTAAATAAGTTACAAGGTTACAAATCTCAAGGCACATCAAATATTACTATTGATGATGTAAAGAAGTTTAATTCAGTCTATAAAGATGTATTTGAATTAATTTTTAACGAAATGGATCCTAGTAAAAATTACAAGATGCTTGTAAGTGAATATGGTAATCGAGTTGATGATGTTTTACAATGTCTTGGTAATGATTTTATCGAATACGTCCAGTCAGAAAAACCAAACAGCGTTAAACATATTCCACAGATTGCCATAACTGTAGCCGAACATCAAGCACAACGAGTACATGTAATTGATCCAGTTATTACTATGTTAAGCTGCGTATATAAACTACAAACGATTATAAAATCGTAAAAAAGTTGTGAAAACATTTTTCCGTTTGAAGAAAAATGTTTATATTTACATAAACAAATAGATAAAGATATGAAGTTTGGTAATCATACACTACTAATCGATGGAAACTATTTCATTCATAGTAGACTTTTTGTCCTTCCTAGACCTAAGTCTGGCGCTCTTTTAGGAGATGATAATAGTAAAGGACAATTTATTAGAAAACTTGCGATTGATTTCGCATCTGAAGTTAGAAAAATGGCGCCATTTGTCAACCAAATAGTATTTGCAGTTGATTCAAAATCGTGGCGTAAAGATCTATTTCCAGAAGCCTTTTATAAAGGTACAAGAACTCAAGATAGTTCAGTTGATTGGTCAGCTGTTTACGAAGTTTATGATGAGTTTAAACTAATTTTAGCCAAAAAGGGTGTTATTGTACATCAAGTAAAAGGTGCTGAAGCTGATGACATTCTTTTTGCTTGGTCAACTTATCTTAATTCACAAGGTAAGAATACAATTATTTGGACTGGCGACCGAGATATGATTCAATTAGTTGACTATTCAAAGGCAACCGATGGATATACTCTCTGGTATTATAATACTAGAAAGAAACTTATTACATTTGAAGGTTTCAATGAATTGCTTAATAAAAATCAAGAATTAGAAATTAACACTGACGATCTTCTATTTAATTTAGATAGTCCAGCGCATGAAAGCGATCGTATTAAAAACGAGCTAGTTGAATGGATTAAAAAGAATCAAATTGAAATTGAAGAAGTAAATTGTGATCGATTTGTTTTTCAAAAGATTCTAATGGGTGACAAATCCGATAATATTAAATCAGTTGTTACTTGGCAAAAATCTATGAAGAATGGTAAATCAAGAACATTTTCAATTACTGACAAGCAGGCCGAGTCTATCTTAAATCAATATAATAAAGAAGAAGGAAACTTCGTTATCGACCACATGTTTAACCAAACACAAGTTGATAAAATTGTTAACTTGATTTATCGAGTAGTTGGCCATGAAACTCAAGCGAATATCTTGGTTCGTTTTAACCAAAATCTTGATTTGATGCTATTACATTACAATACAATACCAGACCCGATACAACGAGAAATCATTAAGTGTATTGAAAAGGATAAGCAAATGGAACCAATGATTATGTCATTATCACAGATGGAAAAGATCCTAGAAGGCACAGGGTGGTTAAAGAAGGCTAATACAACACCCGTTGATTTTGATGCTTTTGCTGGTTTAGAAGAACATGAAACAAAAGTGAATGATAACTCTAAAACTACAAACACTTTATTTTAATGTTAGACGATACTAAATTATTTGACTTTGTAAAAATAATGTTTACAAAGCATAAAGATTTTCAAAATATTAAAGACCACACAAAGAAGCGACATCATTTTATGATTAATCGCTTCTTTGCGATTAAGTTCCCGACAAACGCGCAGGCATTTAACATTAATGGTATTAATGGTCTTGCGGTTGTTGAGAGTTGGGGTCTTGTTGCTCAAAGATTTACTGCTGTCCCACCTTGGATTTATACTAAAACAAAGAAATCTGAACCGGTAAAAACTGAAAAAAGCGAATACATACCTAGTCAAGAAGCAATAGAATTTTTTATTAGAAAGAATGAAATTGGTAAAAGAGAGTATAATGAGCTAATAAAGTTTTATAAAAAAGAAACTCTTGCTGAATTAAAAAAGCTAGACGAAACAATTAAAGTGTATTAATGACTGAGAACTTTTCACTATATGACCGATCTGATGTTATAGATATTGTCCTTTACAAATATAATCATAGTGATAATAAGTTATGGACAGGCATTAGAAACAAAGTAGAATATTTAGAGCCAAATGACGGCTCTATTATTGTTACTAAAGACCAACTAGAAAATTTTATTAAGCATTCATTTAAAAATGAACTAAATACATTTAATGCTGTTGGTTATGAAGTTATTCACAAAGAAGTAAATTCAATCTATTTTATCGCAAACATGTTAAAAAACATGCAGAATCTTAGATGGATTAAATTGACTTTAAATAAAAATAGCAAATATTCTAGACTTATTAAAGATTCAAATGGAAATTCTCAAATTAAATTTGGATTTAAAATACTTCACATGACTCTCAAAACATTTGATATTTTCGAAACAAATGAAGAAGTTCAAATGTTTAATAAAATTCTAATTGACCAAAGAATCTTAGAAGAAGGCACTCCATACCGAAGAATTAAGCTCAATGACCTGATTGATCGACTCGATGAATGGATTATTAGAGCAGATAAAAAGATTATAGAGTCAATAACATCTACAGATATGGATGTTGTAGATGCTGTTGCTAATATGCTCGATATGATGAGCGACCAGAAATTAAGTGGTGATAATCCTGAAGTCCTACTAGTCACGGATTACTGAGAATATATAAAGAAAATAATTCTCATTAAATGGTAGTAGGTAATACCGCATCAGCTTATGGCGATTTTTTAATCGCATCAATTAAGACACCATATAAGAATCTCAAAAAAGTTGTTGGCTGGAGCATTCTTAGTGGAGTTAGTGATGCATCTACGATAGGAACTCTAAGTTTTACTTCTGGGTCAGCAGTAGTTATCGGAATTGGAACTAATTTTACAAGACTTTTCCAAAACACAAACCAAATTATTGTTGGTAATAATGTACTGACAATACAGAGTGTAACTAATAATAATATTTTAGTATTAACGGCACCTGTTAATTTTACAGGATCTGGTATACAATTTTATCGTCCAGTAGATGAGGATAATAGTTTTGATTACACCTTTAGAATTTCGGTTGATGGCGGAAAGTTATATAGTGAATTTGCTCCATTAAATAACAATAATACACCCGGAGACTTATTAAATTATAATTGGCCTAATGGCATTGATTTATTAATTGATTTTGGCGCAGAAGTTTCAGCATTATTAACTGGAGCTAAAATAACATTTATATCTTCAACAATAACGATTGAGACAGTTGATGGAGTTATTGAATCTTGTCCACAGTTCTGCACACAATGTACAGATCCATTTGTTTATTCAGGATGTGCAACTATTGAAGTTAGTTGTACTGGTCAAAACGCTGGAAACTTATTTCAGCCATACAAACAGTTCCGTTCTCAACAGACATATATTCAATTAGCAAATATTGTTAATAATATATTTGGTCATGAAGTTACGTATTTTAGAACTGAACCAGATACTAGAACTAAGGATGTTATTTTAATGGAATATTCACTACATAGTGTGGTTGACCAAGAAACATTAAAAGTTTTAGTTCCGGACAATGAATTCCCTCAAGAATCTACAATCTCATATGATTTATTTGGAATGGAGCTTGAAGAGTTTGAAATTCATATAACACAACAGCAATTTCAAGCGGTATTTGGTCAAGGCAAAAAGCCAAGAAATAATGACTATTTATATTTTCCATTAATTAATAAAATGTATACTGTTCTTTCAGTTGCATTAGGAGATCGTTTTAATGAGGCAATTACATATTGGAAAGTTAAATTAACTAAATACCAAAACGATACAGCAGTTATTAAAAATACATTTGAAACTTTAACAGATAGTTTAGTTACTGATGTTGATGAAATTTTTGGAGAAGAGATCAGAGATGAATATATCCAAACTACTAAGCCAGATATTTTTAAAACGGTTTCAACATCATACAATGATGGTATTAGAGGTAGAATTAATTCAAGTTTAAAAATAATTGATTCTGAATTAAAGAATAGATGGACTATTGTTTCTAAAAATTACTATGATTTACAATCATTACCAATTGACGAAACGGCAATCGAGTACGTTGCTCCTGTTAAAATAACAAATAACTTTGCATTTACATGTTGGTTTGCGCCAAATGTAGACTTTAATGATAATAATTACTATTGGCTATTTGGTAATGGCACAATTAACCAAGGATTAAAAGTTTTATTTAATGGAAGTAAAATTAAAGTAGTTGTAAATACTAATGAGTTTGTATTTAATCATAATGCGATCTTATCACCAACGAGATGGTATGCTATAGTACTTAATGCAAATACACAATTTAATCAATTATCATTTAGTTTATATTCATTAGATCCTACTAATAATTTAGGAACACCTCAAAGCGCTTCAAATGATTTAGTACCGGTTTACGATGAAACAAGAAATCAAGTTTATAATATATCATGGGATGTTCCAGATGGAGCTTATTCATTAAAAGGAACTAAGGCTAAATTAACAAACATTAGATTATTTAATACACCTGTAGAATATGAGCAACATAGTAATGTTTTAAATCAATATGTTGTTCGAGATAATCAATTAGGAATCATTATTGATAATGCTCTACCATCTCTAGGTTATCAGAAGTTTAGAAACTCTCTGTAATCGAGATAAATATTCTATAAATAATATTATATTATGTCAGAAGAAAACAAGGATAGGCCAATTCGTGAACAGGCCGAAGATATTCGCAAGGAATTAGAGTGGTTGATTGGCGATGATGAATCTTTAACAGATATTGTAGAAACAGACCAACCTCTTCCTTCAACTCCTCAAGTTCAAAAGAGTCCAGCTGTATCATATACTGCCGTAAAAACCAGTGCAGAAACTCAGGCTAAGAAAACAATTACTGCACTAATGAAATTTTATCTCGATGCAGATATTATTGAAAACGATGAGTATGTAAAGGCTAAAAAGAAAATGGACGAGATGACAATGGCATCTCTAGTTTATCAGCTTCAAGCCGGTGAAAGAGCCTTAACAATATTATTAGAAACTATTGAAGATGGCGAACTGTCTCCAAGAATGTTTGAGGTATTAGCAACACTACAAAAATCAATGTTGGATATTATTAAATCTCAGACCATGTATTTAATGGCAACTGAAGAATCTAATAAGAGAATTGCTAGAGATATTGAAGTTTACCGAAAAAATACTAACAAAACTCAAATTGAAGAGGCTGGAGGAGATGTTAAAGATGCTAATGTACAGAGAGGTACTAAGGACTTAATGCGAATGATTCAAATGGGTATCAATCAAAGCAACGAAGATGCTGATGATGCTCTAGAAATAGAACCAGAATCAAATGAGTGATAATATTTGGATTCCAAAGGATTCAGAAGAAATTCAATCAAATAAGATTGTATGGTCGACTAAAGCAGTTAATGACCTAATTGTGGCACTTGATAAGGGTTATCGTCCTCAAGTGTCTATGCCTTTTTATGAAGGTAAACAGCACTTAAAACGAGGAAATATTGTATTTGAATATACAGATGATGAAATTGCCGAAATAGCAAGATGTG